TATTTGATTTTTGCATTGATACCACCCGGCACGCCGCCCATGGCGAACGTCGAGAACGGGTTGCGCTTGACTCCGAAGTCGTCCTCGAGCCGCATCGTCCAGTACTGGAGCTCCTGGCGCAGCTGCTGGGCCTCGTTTTGGTTGAACTCGAGACCCTCGAGCTTGATCGCGCGCATCCTGGTGCGCGCATCGCTGATCTGACCCTCGATGCAGCGGAGCTCCGTCAGGTCGGAGCGGACTTGCGCGCGCGCGGACGGTGAGATCCGATTGAATGCATCAACGAGCAAGAACATGGGCTGTGACGCGGCTGGATAGCCGAGTTGGATGCTCGACGATACCGAGATCCAGTCGGGATAGCCCAAGAAGCGGAGGATCTCCGTCTTCTCGTCGTCAGTGAATACCGCGTTGCTCATGTGATCAGGTCATGCCCTTGAGCTGCTTGCTCGCTCCTGCCTTGAGCCCGGCTTGGGCCTCCGCGGGTGCGCCGGCCGGGCCTGCCGGCTTGGGCGTCTTGCCTTTGATCTTGCCCTTGGGCTTGCCTGGGGCGATCGCGGTCGCAGCGGTCTTGGGTAGCATCACGTGCTCCAGTGCCCGATCGAGGGCCTTAGGTTCTTGGCGTCGGGGCTGCACCGTTCGATCGGCAGGCCCTGTGCGCGCACATCGGCGATGTCGAAGTTGAGCGAGTCGATGACGTGGCCCTCGGGCCACGTCGAAATCGTGCTGTCACGAAAGTAGCGACAAAACCGGGTGACCCGGTAGTGCTCGACGAGTGCCACGTCCGGCTTTGCCGCATACCCGCGCGGGGGATATGCGTCCGGGTCATAGCCGGCCGCGATCCATTCGGATGGCGTGGGGCCGTCCGTGCGGAGCTCCGGCGCTACTTCGGGCGTCTCGGGCATGGGCGGCTCAGCAGGCTCCGGTGGCATCGGCTCGGCATCGGAGCCTGGTGGCGTTGGAACGGGCGCTGGCTGCTCCGCTGGCTGCGTTTCGGCAGCCGCGGCGGTGTCGGACGCGGGCGCGACGTCGGAGGCCGTGGCTGGCGAGCTGGACGCCTCCACGGCCTTGCTCAGAACGGTCGGCAATGTGCGAGCTCGGCTCATCGTGGTCTCCCTTGTTGATGCGTCGGTGGACTTCCACCTCCACCGCCTTGACTCGGTGGAGCGGGAGGTCGCCGACGCGGTTACGCGTGCTCGATCACAACCGCGCGCTTGAATCGCGCGGTGTCACCGGTGAGCGAGTCGCTCGGCACGGCGAAGTCGCCGGACCACGACCACGCCTGCCCCACGACCTGCTGGAGGCGATCCAGCGGTGCGCGCATGATGTAGCGGATGCGCTGGGTCATGACCTGAACACCGTTGTTCACCACCGAGAACTGACCGATCTTGCCGGTCACGCCGGCCTCCGAGATGTACTTCGACTCGTCGAGGTACTTCTCGTAGATCGAGCCGCCGCCGACAACGAGAGCGCGGCGCACGGTCAAGCCCGCAGCGTTGAGGACGTCCGCACCGACCTCGCCGGACACGAACGCGCCCGAGCCCGAGCCGACGAGCACCCCCGAGTTCTCGGGGTTCGGGTTCTCCGTGTTGCGGTAGAAGCGGCATCCGAGGAGCTGGCCGATCGCGAGGTCGCGATACGTCGCCGACTCCGGCAGCGATTGATAGAGCCGCTGGAACACCGGGTCCCCGAAGATCTCGGCTTCGCCTTCCGGCGTAAGGTGCACGTGGTAGTAGCCATCGGCACAGGCCGGGATCTTCGCGGTCCGCAGCCGGGTGACCGCGTTGATCACGTCCTGCATCGTGATGATGTTGCCGGCACCGAGGGCATCCACCGTCGCGCCGCCGCCGACGCGCGTGATGCGCGATCGGTTGGTCGCGATCACCGCCGCGCGCAGGACGGCCGGCGCGACCAGCGCCGCGGCGAGGAACAAGGTTCCGCGCCCGAACGGATCGAGCGGATTCGCCGGAATCGCACCGATCACCGACACCGCCTCGGCGCCGATCGTCACGGGAAGCGGCGCGGCCGGACCGACCGGAACGGGGGCCGCGTTGAGCAAGGTCTCGGTGAACCCATTGATCGAGGCCACCTCGACCTGGGTCGCACCCGCGAGCGCGGCGACTGCGATGTTGGTGGTTCCGCCGAGGTACGCGCGGAAGAGACGGTTGCGCGTGAGCCGGTTCAGCGTCTCGCCAGCATTGAGGCCGAGCTGGACGGTGTTCCGAAGGAATAGCGGCGCCAGCGTCACGTAGGACGTCGGCATATGCGTGTCGATCGCGTTGCCGAACTGCCGGGCCTCGGCCTGCCATTGCTCCATCGCGTAGGTCGAGACCTGCGGATCGACGCCCGGGGTGAGCGGGTTCGTCGACACCGGGATCAGACCGGTACGCGTGAAGACCATGCGCTCGCCGAGGTTGGCCTGCCACAGCTCGGGCATGGCCTCGCTACGGAACAGCAGCCGGGGGTAGAGGGCATCGTGGAAGATGCGCTCCAAGGTGCGATCCTGGATCAGGTTCGCAAGGGAGTCGGGAAGTCCGGGGAGAGATACGGTCACGGTTCACCTCTGGTGTGGTGTTGCCGTCTCCTCGTGCCTTCCGCCTATTGACCGCTGGCGTGCGCGTGGTTGCCGAGAGGACTGGATATTTTCGGTCGAGTTCCAGACCGACCCTACTCGAGTTCGAGTGTGTGCGCAAGGGGTGAACAACTTCTAGCGCGCGGTGTCGAGTAAGTAGTTCGTGTACACGCTATCGACCTCGAGACCGGCCGTCACACCGAGCCAGGCGGTCCGCCACGTCCCGGCGGGGAGCGCATGGGTAATCGCGAGGTGGGCGAGCATGGCGATCGGCATCCACACGGCAAGGGGCACGCGATCGCCGCATGCACCGATCACCGGGTTGGCCTCGCGGCATCCGGCGCTGTACTTCCCGGACTGCCCCCAGTCCACCGCCGTGGCAGCCATGAACGTGGCCTCAAGCGCCACGTCGGATGGTCGCCACGCGTGGCCAGCGCAACCCGTGATCACGAGAGCAACCACAAGCCTGAGCATCGGCTCACATCGGGGTGAAGCCGTACTTGGCCGTCACGCCCGCCTTGAAGTCCGTCGCCGACTGCTGGAACACGTCCACCGGTGCCTTGGGGTCGGCCGCCGGTGATCCGGGCTTGGCCTCGGGCTGTTTTCCGGCCTCGGTGGTGGTCGCGCCTTCGACCTTCACGGACTCGATCAAGCCGAGCGCGGCGGCCTGGCTCTTGTCGGCCATGAGGCCCTTGACGAAGGCGACCTCATCGAGCTCCTCGCCGTCTTTGAGTCCGGCGAGCTTGGACTGCACGGCGAAGAACGCATAGTCGAAGTTCTTGACGCCTTCGCTCGCGAATACCTTGAAGAGGTGCGCGCGCATGTCCGCTTGCTCTTTGGCCGACATCGCAGCGGCCGTGGCCGCCTCGGCTTGAGCCTTGGCTTCCGCCGCGCGCTGGATCTCGGACTTCTTGGCTTCTTCGGCCGCGGCCTGGGACGCCAGAACCTTGGCATGCTCGTCGACGATCAGCTTGAGCTTCGCCGGATCGGTCTCGGCGAGCCCGGCTTCCTTGAGCATCGCGCGTGCCTCGCGCGCCACCCGCTTCTGGAACGACTCCGCATCGGGGAACGATGCGAACGGTGTTGCCTTGGCCGCGTCCTCGGCGGCCTTGCGTGCGGCGGCCTCAGCGGCCTCGCGTGCTTTCTTCTCTTCTTCGGTCTCGGCCATTGGATGGTCACTTTCCCGTCTGTTTACCGCCAGGCGTCAGCGTGGGTTGGTCGGTCGGTGGTGGGATGGTCGGTTAGTAGTTGACGGAGGACTGGATCTTCTCGTTCAGGCTCGTGCCGGTGATCGGGAACGCGATGTAGCGCACGCGGATCGATGCGATCGCATCACCGACGCGGATCGAATCTCCGTCGACGGAGATCGATACGTTGCCGGCCCCCGGGGCATTGCCGCGGGCCACCACGACCTTGGCCGCGCCGGTGGCACCGTCGAACGCCGTGATCAGCTGTCGCGCTTGGACGCCCGAGGGCAGCACGGCGATGTTGGCCGCGACAGCGAGGGTCTCATCGCGGATGACACCCTCGGCCACGAAGTACACGACCTCGGCCTCGGTGACCGCGTCGGCGATCAAGAACTGGATGTTCCCGAGCGCGTTGACACCGGCCTGCGTCGTCGCGGGTGCGGCATCGGTCTCGAGACACGTGAACGCGCCGACCACGCCACCGGCCGACACGCGCGCGCGGATGACCGCGGCGGCCTTGGCGCCTTCGGGAAGGGCGCCGACTCCGGTTCCGGCGACCACGGTGATGCGAGCGCTTCGCGCGACGAGCCCGAGAGTCGAACCTGCCCCGACATCCTTGAGGGCATCGGGGATCTTGTTCGGGTTGGCTTCATTCAGAACAGCGGACAGTAGACGTGCCATGACGGATCTCCTTGTGGGCTTGGGATCAAGTGACGCGGCCGGCCGCCACGATGTCAATCGTGGCTGTGCCGCTCACCTGCACCTTGGTGGGTGCATTGGGTGAACGTGGGAACTGGAGGATGACAAGGCCCTCGGTGTCGGCCATGTCAGACGATGTACCGGAGACCCGTATCAGGATGATGCCGAGGCCGAGATCGACGGGGGCCCCGGCTGCGAGCTGGACGAACGCGGCCGGCCCGATCCCGGGGCTGACGATGACGAGCGTGCCACCGACTAGCCGCGCGATCTGGCCATCCGGCGGGAACGGCGCACCTGCACCAGCGAGCGCGGCGTTGATTGCGCCGACGACAAGCGCGGGCGTGTTGGTCGCCCCTGAGAACACCACGGTTGCCGCATACTGCACGCCGACCGAGTCGGTGACCGTGAACGTCGCTGCGCCAGCCACGACACCGCCGCCGGGGATCGGCGTGGTTCCGGTGAGCTGTGGCCGCGTCGGGTTGATGCGCAAGCGGATGCGGGCGGATGACACCAGGCGCAGGAATTCGATAGACGTGAACTGGTCGAGAGCCTTGATGTCGACCCATTGGGCCCCGGGAAGCCCGACTGTCGCGATCGTGACCGAGACCGCCGCTGCTTCGTCGTACACCAGACCACCGGTGCAACAGCCACCGGACATGCTGCCAGGCGGGCCGAGGCCCAACGGAGACGTGATCTGGCCTGACGAACACCCGCAGCCGGCACCGTCCACGACGGTGATATTTCCTTGCAGCGTGACGGTCTTCATGTGGATCTCCGATCAGCGGCGGTTGCCGGCCGGGGTCAGGCCGACACCTTCATCCGGCGAGCCCGGGAGCGCTGGGTTCTCGTTCGAGGGCGAGAATCCCTCGGTCCATCCCTGCGCGTTGCCGGGGGCCGCGGACATCGGAAGGTCATCCTGGGGCCATCGGCCACCGGGTGCGCCGCCCTGTGTGCCGTTGATGTCGGCGTCCTCGGCACCTCGGCCGATGAACGAGTTATCCCCGGACGACCCGGAGCTTGCGGTCTGGGACACCTGCGATCGAAAAGGTAGCTCGGCCATGATGGATCTCCTTGGTTCAGAGGGGCTTCCACGGCCGCGCGTTGCCGGGGGCCGCGTCCGGGGTATCGGGCTGGCCGGGGAGGTTCCCCGACTGCTCACGCTCCGGGTTGAAGTGGAGCTCGCGGTTCTCCGCGAAACGATCCGCCTCGTCCAACGGAGACGTGAAGCCCTCGGTCTGGTTCGTGCGGTAGTCCGGTGTAACGGCAGTGGTCGCCATGAGCCGGAGGCTACTCCGCCGCGGCGTCTGCGTCCAGTCCCATCGCCGCGAACACCGCGAGCCGTATATCGCGCGGGGTCGCGCCAAGTGGGATCGCGTCCTTCACGGCCTGCGTGATGGAGTTCAACGCCAGGCGTTTATCACTGGGCTTGGGCATCGGTCTGGACGTCGCCATCCGCGGCGCGAGCGACATAGCCTGTGAGGTGGCGAGCTCCTTGATCACGTTGCTGACCCCTCCACGGTCCACCACAACCATGGCGAGTCGCTCGAGGGCACCGCGCCAGGTCTCGACCACATCGCGAGTCGGCGCAAGGATGTAGAGGACGCCACCATTCGAGTCATGTGCAACCCGCCACTGGATCCCTTCCCAACTGACATCGTGGGGGGCGACGATCGCACCGCGGTCGCTCTGCGCCAAGCCACCGTGATTGCTCGCTAGCGCGAGGCCATTCCGGTATTCGGATGACCCACGATCGCACGGCCAGGCCCGGACTTCTGGAGCCCGTGCCATCACCGCACCTCGGCGACACCAGGCAACGGGCGGATCGCGAGCCCGCGGAACCGAGCGCGGAGGCCGCGATCGTCGTCTTGCATCATGTAGAAGTGGTGAGCCGTCGAAGACGGGCAGAACCCGATCGCATATACGAGGGCACGCGCGATGTCCTCGGCTTCGTCGGGATCGTTGCGCTCGATGGCGTCGATACGCGCGTCGATATCGGGTGGGATCGTGACGGGATGTGACATGGTCGGTCTCCTTGCTGGTCGGTCACCGCGGCGCACGAATGGAAGCATGGATGCGACCGCGGATGAAGCGCTTAGCCTTGGCTGGTACTTTCAGTTTGTCGACGAATTGATCGAGAAGCTCACCGGCGTTCTCAGCGCCGCGACTCCCTTGTTTACCACGCATCGCGATTCCCGCGTCGGCGACCGCATCACGGTCCTTGGTACCGCGATGATGACCGAGAACCCGTTCGACTTCTTCTTGTACGATGGTCACGACCTCCTCGATGTTGGTTTGGTACGCGCCCGAGTAGTACGGCATCTGGACCTTGAGCGCCTTCGAGGTGATCTTGCGGGCTGCCATCTCAACGGTCACCTCTTCGACCGCAGCCCCGTAGCCGGCGTAGAACGAGGCCACCTGGTAATGCGTCGAGCCATGAAGCTCCTCGTGGATCATGGTACTCAGATGGGACTCCATCCCAGGCCGCGATCCGTTGTGCAGCTTGGCCTTGTCGAAGGCGTCCTGTCGGATCGTGATTCGACCATCCCAGTGATGGAGCCCGATGGCATCAGGCATGGAGCTTACCGATGCCACATCGAGTACGTCGGCGACCTCTGATAGAAAGGCGTCACGTGGCAGCACCTTGTTCTCCCACAGGAGGCCGCGCACGAGACGCCGCATCTTCGTACGATCGCCAGCATCGACGGCTGCCGTGTAATCGGTGTACTTCCAGCGCTCGATCGACTGCGCCGCGCGAGACATCCGCGTGTTCCAATGGGCCATCAAGGCATCGCGTGCCTCGTCGTGCGTCGCGAACACGCCGAGCTCCATGGGGACGGCGCTACGTCGGATGTACTTAGGGCGCCAGTCGTTGCCGTCGATCGTGGTCGGCCCCGCGACAAAACCGACCTTTGCACCGTCGAATGTTGCCCCCGTGTAGCGGTCGTAGGCGAGCCGTCCACGAAGGTTCTCTTCGGTGCGTTCGGCCCACGTCTTGACCTTGGGGCGTTCACTCGGCGGCTTCGGTGGCTTGGGCACCCTTGGGGCTTTGGTCGTCGGTGTTGGCTTGCCGGCCGCGATCGCGCGCATCGCCTTCTCGAGCTTGGCCTCGGTCTCGGCATCACCCTCGCCGATGCAAACCTTCTCCCATTCCGACAGGTTCTCGGAGCTGTCCTCCCATTCGTCCTTCCACGGGATCACGGTCTCGCGATCGTTCGGGCGTGCCGGTGGGTACAGGTACGAGCGACCAGCGCCGTCGACGAACGGCTCCTTGATCCCGCGAATCTGCCCGTGCACCGCGAGCGAGTCGGGGGCCGTTCGCTTGTCGAGGATCGCGAGGATCTTGCGCTTGAGACCTGGATGGTCGGTTGCCGACGACTCGAGGCCCGCCTGGCGCGCGCCGTTGTACGCCTTGAGCAGTTCGGTCCGCACGAGGCGCTCGGCCCAGTACTTGTTGCGGACGAACAGCCCCTCGGGGATGTCCGCCTCCCGGACACGCAGCACCCCGGCCGGCGTGACCTTGGCCGCCAGAGAGACCAAACCCTTGGGGCCACCGCGCCCCGTGAGCGCCCCGATGATGTCGTCCATCGACGAGCCCGCTATCAGGCCCCCACGAATCACCTCCTCGAACTCGGAGAGCATCTTCGCGCCATACCGATCGACGCTCGTGGGGAAATCACGCGCCCACATGCCGCGAGCCTGGGCCTTCGAGCGCGAGAACTCGTGGGCCTCACGCAGTCGTAGCGGCGTGACAACGCCCGTGAACCGACGCTCGAGGCCTTCCATGGTCGTGATGGTGCGCTGGAGGCCGCCTTGGATCGCCACCGCGGCCTGATCGGATGTTCGGCCGCGGATCCGGTCCTGGACGTAGTCGATCGCGTGCAGAACCTGCTGCTGCACCGCGACCGCCTGGGCGCCCGTGAAGCGTCCGTCCAAGCTACCGTGCTTCACCACCTCGTAACGGAGCTTGTAGCCGAGTCGACGTTCGGCCTCGCGAAGGTCGCCGAGGAGCTCGCGCATCACGGCGGGCGACGTGGCGATCGCTTCGACGTCTCGGAGCACGCCGCCGAGGACGTCGCGGACATCCCCCAGAACGTGCACGGCCTACGCCTCATCATCCTTGGGGGGCGGCTTGTCACCGGACTTGTCACCGGGCTTCTCGAAGAACGCCGCCGACTCCTGTTGCTGCGCGAATGCGTCCTGTGCTTTCTGCATCTCGGCGTCGGCCTCCTCTTCGATGCGTGCCATCTCAGCGTCGATGTTCTCGACGCCGACCAAGGGCGCGATCGCCTGCACCGAAGTACGTTGTGACACCGTGGGCTTGCCGCCGTTGGCGTTCTTCATGCCTGTAGTGGCGAGCACGATATCGTTCCACGTAGGGGCGAAGTACGGACGCCAGTTGAGCTTGATGTTCTCGGAGACCCCCGGCGTGCGCTCGGTGATCGTCACGGTCTCGGTACCGGCGTCATCGGTCGTGGTTTCGACGCGCGGCGGTAGGATGACCTGCGACTGGATCATGGTCCCATCGGGCAGGGTGACCGGTGGTGTAGCCGCGAGGAGGCGAGCGACTCGCAGCATGTCGCGGAGGATGACCTTGACGCCGTGCTCCCCATATTGCTCACGCAGGATGTCGCAGCTCGCGAGCATCGGCTGGTAGATGATCTCGAGGGCGCGCGCTGACTGAGCCGCACCGGCCAGCTTCTCGGGGTCGGCAAGGACCACACCGGCCACGTCGAGGATGTACGTCCGCAGTCGCTCGAGTTGCCGCTCTGCGGTCTGTACCGCGGTGCCCTTGAGCTCGAGGTACTCGGCGCCACCGGCCGAGAAGATCGCGTGCTCCGACCCTTTGAACACCTGGCCGGAGTTCGCCGATGGGTCGGTGTGGATCACGAGCGTCGGATCCACGTTGGCGATGGTGCCTTTCGTGGTCGCCGACAGCAGCCGATTGACCTCGTCGAGCGTGTCCTCGAGTCCTTCGTAATCGCCCTCGCCGTCTTGTTCCTCGGAGCACGGCCGGTTCTGTACCAGGTAGAACGGACAGAACCCGTAGCCATGCATGGTCACCGAGCTCGGCCAGGCCGGCCAGGCCGGCGTGTTGGCGATCGCTTCGGGGATATCCCGCCAAACGACCTCGAGCATTTCCGACCAATGGTAGGCGGTCCAGAACGACTTCGTCTTGATCCGCTTCTCGGCGTCGTCCCACACCTGACGTGGCGACGAGTACGCCTTGAGGACCGTGGCCGGCCGGCGCTCATCGTAGTCGCTCCATTGCGTCACGAGAACGTGCTTGGCGTTGTGCACGTGAACGCGAGGCCGACCCTCACGGAACCCGAACGAGAGGCAGGCCGTGCCAGTCGCGCCGCCCATGTTGCGCGCCTCGGCCATACGGACCGGCAACCGGGACTCGATGGCGAGCGTGCGGATGTAGTCCTCGGCCTCGGAGTCGCCTTCAACGCGAAGCTCGGGGAATCGGTCTTGACCGAACACCATCGAGGTCAGCCGGAGCACGATGAGTCGCGCCATGTCGTAACGCGTCGACGGCCGACGCATCTTGTAGGGGACCACCCACCCGGCCTTGATGGGGAGCCCTGCCGCGCCCATGATGTTGCCGTCCCAGTCGTATGCCTTCGACGCGTCTTGCTTGGCGCGGAAGTAGGACTCCTGCCGATCGAGGAGTCGGAACCGGTCGTCCTCGCAGATGGCCCGAAGTGGCGCCAGTGGCACGGATGGGATGGGCTTCGGTGCGTCGTCGGCCATACCTCCCTTCTATCACGCTTGGCTGATGGACTGGTAGAAGCCGATCAGCGACACGTCTACCTTGCCACCGTTGCCGGTCGTATGGTTCACCCGGGCTCGAACCTCAGAGCTTGGCGGGATCGCGGCGATGGTCCCTCCAGCTACGAGCAAGTTGACCTGGCGCGCGGTGTTCGCCTGGACTGATGCCAAGCTCACCGCCGAGGCGATGTTGTCGTAGTTCGGTGCGTTGGTTCCCACGCTGACTGCCGTCAAAGGGATCCCGCTCATGACCTCGGTGAACCGCAGGACAAGTCGTTCTGGGTAGAGCCGGTACTCCGACTCAACCATCCCGAGGATCACCGTACCATCGGCATCCAAGGCAAGATTGTTAGCTTCAAATTCAACCCCAAATTCCGTGATGCTCATTGCCATCCTCCTGGGTAAACAGCGAACTGAGGTGTCTCCTTCGACGTGGCCGCAACCGTGAACAAGGTTGGAGTACCGACGATCAGACTCGGTCTGACGTTGCCGGCGTTCACCACCAGTCCACGCTGTAGGTCATCACCGAATGCACCCGATCTGACATCGGGGGATCCCGATGACAACTTTGCAAATCCAAGCCAGAGGTCATCGCCAGGACTAATCGACTGGCCGGCCGCTATGGGGATGTTCGTGTCGACGATTCCGACCACAGAGGCCGATGAAGACACCGTCCCAACAACGGTGAGGGTTTGATCGCCTCCACCGGTCAGGATTCCTTTGGCGATGAACATCTCAGACCATGTAATCCCGGTCTGGCCGTTGACTACACGCCATCGGTGGCGTAGCTGATTTCCCGCGATGTAAGCCCGTGGAGCTCGACCGAAGTACCATGCGTAGCACTCGGCCGAATTGATGGTCAGCTTGTCGATGGCGTTCTTGATCATGCACCACGGCGGAAGCATCATGCCTTGCTGCCATTGATCGGGCCGACTGAGCAGGACCATCTTGAATCCGGCAGCGATCCACACCGGGAGGTTGCCGTCAGCGATTTCGACCAAGGACCCGGCAGCCAACGTGATGGTCTCACCAAGGACTACACCAGTGTGACCCTCGTACATCAAGCATTCAGCCATGGCACCTGCCTACCATGACCGGCCTGACATCGCCAAGCCTTGACTTGGGCGTTCGTTGTGCGTACAACCGACGCATGTTGATGCCGCTCCACCACGTGTCTTTCCGTGGCCGCGGTTCCCTGGTGGGGCCTCGGTCGGTTCGTTACTTCTCGGTCGCCGCGCCCACATCGGCGGATGCTTTGCGTGTAGTCGAGGCTCGTCTTGGCGCGGTTGCCGGCGAGTACACGATCGCGCGCACCGAGCTCGAGGCCGCAGGGCCGCGCATCGTCTCCGAGTCGCATCTCGCAGCCTGAACGACGAAACGGCCCCGAAGGGCCGTCTTGGTGGCTGGCTTGCCCGTGGCTGGGGTTATCCGCGCTCGGCTTTGTCCACGGCCGCCTTCACCTGGCCGTCCAGCTCCGCGGCGCTGATAGGCAGGGCACCATGGTCACGGATGTGCTCCAGGATGGCGATCGCTTCCTCGGTGGTGCGATCGGTCGCGATCGCCGCGGCGAGGCGGACGACGATCGCCGCGCCCTTGATGACAGCGCTGGCCGTCGGATCGGCGATCGCCGCATCCGTGGCATCGAGTCCGACCGCTATCGAGCTGAGGACATCGGCGATTTTCACGACATCACCTCCGTGGTGCGGGCTACGTAGGCGAGGAGATCCGAGATCGCCGTCGGTATCGGGGGCATTTTGTCGGGCTTGCCGAGGGCGTCACGCATGGCGGTGTAGGCGGCTATCGCGCCGCGCAGCATCGGCTTGACGTCAGCCCACGTCGGCGTGTCCTTCGACGCAGCGACCAGCACGGCGCGCACGTAGATGTCCTTGGTGGCGACGAAGGCGTTGACGGCGCCGATCACCGGACCAGCGTCGAACGTCACCGCTGCCTTCTGGACTTCGGCCGTGAGGGCATCTCCCATCAGCCCGGCCTTGTGGGCATCGACGGCGGCCTTGTCGAGAACGGCCTGGCGCATGTCCAGCGCCGTCGTCTTGGCGCCGGTGGCGAAGTCGTCGAGGGTCTGAGCTGCCAGGCTGTGACCTCGGAGGGTGGCGTTGCTGGTCGCGCATGCACCGCACCCGACGACAGCAAGCATGGCGAAGAGGGCAAGGGCTCGAACTGGTCTGAATATCTGCATGGGCCGGAGCCTACCTCTATCGGGACATCGAGTCCATCGTGCGGAACATCGGAGCGCCGGCCGCGCGCGCGCATTCGCGGGCGAACCATGACGCCATGAGCCGATCGCCCGTGTGGGAGTCCGGCGTGTAGAACAACATCTCGTGAATCCACGCCTCGATCTCGACACTCGGGGTTGCCGGGATGACCCAGCCACCATTACGCAGCTCGACCGCCACCGACTCGATGCCGAAGTGCTCATCGTACTTCTTGCCGGCCGTCGTGGTGAATCCGCGCACGGGCAACCCGTCGTTGCCTGCCCATTGTGCGATGAACGCCTGGGCCGCGTTGTCCTCCACGTACACCTGGCTGTTGAACCGAAACACCGCCGAGTGGATGCGCTGCACGATCTCAGGTGCCGGCCACCGCCCGGACTGGATCTCGCACACCACCCGGCGCTTGCGCTCGTCGAGGGCGATCGTGAAGATGACGGTCAAGTCATGGCCTTCGCTCTGGCCGATCCCGAGGTCCACTCCGGTGAAGCACGGCCATGGATGGCCGTTCGAGCCGTGAGGCTGCCGGTCGTAGAGCCGGTGATTTCGCCCGAGGTCGCGCGCATGGTCGATCCACGCCTGCTGGAACCGGGACGCCGAATCCATGCGGACCTCGCACAGGTACTTCCTGGCGAAGTTGATCGGCGTCGTGCCGTCGTAGATGCGCTTGAGCCGCTCCAACGAGAACTGGCTCGGCCACAGCGGCACCCACTGATCCATGGGGGATTGCGGGTTGACTACACCGGAGTAGCGCTTTGAGACCCAAGCCGCACGCTTGGCGACTTCGTGCATCGGGTCGGCTGGATGCCACGGCGTGCCGATCCAGTTGATGAACCCGTGCTCGGTGACACGGGTGAGAACCTCGGCATCGAGCCAGCCGATCACCTTCTGGATCTGCTCGGGTGTCCTCGTGTTCTCGTAGTTGAGGATGTCATCGAGGATGATCCCGTCGAGCCGCGAGCCGTTGATCGGGCCGAACGAGCCAAGAGCTTGGACTGATGGGTCCTTGGCGATGGTGGTGCGCTCGACGGTGATCGCCGACTGCCCCCAAGGGTCACCATCCAGCGTGCTCGGCTTGAGGTTTGGGAACACCCGCTGGACTCGCGGGTTGGTCTCGATGTGCGTGCGGATCGACCGCAGGATCTTGGTCGCGTGAGGGTCGAACGTGTTTGAGACGATGGCGAGGCGCTTGTTCGGATCCTTGCCCAGCGTGTACAAAGCCCGCCCCACCGCGATGTGCTGTGTCTTCGCGTGCTCGACCGGGGCGAACAAGATCGCGCGCGTGTTCGCATCGAAGAACTCGTGCCACTCCATGTGATGCGGCGCGTTCTCGATGACGGCGTTGGTCTCCTCGTGGCGAAAGCAGTACTGGACGAACGCTGCCGGCGACGTCCGGGCTTCGTGGATCTGGAGCTCTTCAAGCGTCCGTGAGATCGCGAGGAGCGCCTTGTCGGTGAGCTTCGAGAGGTCTTTGCCGCGCCCGATGAACGGCAGCGAGCCATAGACCTCGAGCATCGACGCTAGGGTCTCAAGGGACTTCGCCGACAGCCCCCCGATGTCGAGGCCATCGGGGATCTCGTACTGGTGATTGGCTCGCGGTTGTCCGACGAGTGCGCGTCCCAACGCCTCGGGTACGGCATCTGCCACCGCGGCGAGCTCGCGCGGACTCACCACAGATCAGGCCAGGCCCTTGAGGCCGTTCTCGAGGGCCTTGCGGTCTTCGTCGCCGAGAACGAAGGTCGTGGTGGTCTTGCCGTTCGTCGTGGTCTCGACCTTGATGGGGGCATCGAGGCCGTCAAGGTCGCGTAGCTGCTTACATGCGTCGAGGGCGTTCTTGAGATCGGGGGCCGCGATCCTCATGGGCTTGGAGGTGTCCTTGGGATCCATCACCGGCTTGCCGTCCGGGGTGCGCAGGACCACCGATTTGTTGACCGCCATCGACTGGATGGTCTCGAGCCGCAGTCGCATGAGGTTGCGCCGATCCTCACGGACCTCGTCGACGGCCGCGCTCGCCTTGAACCGAGCGTAGACCTCGCGGATCCACTTCCCGACTGTCGAACCGTGCACCCTGTACTTCCCGACGAGCAACCCCTTCACACGCCCTTCCGGCAGCCGGACAAGATGGTCCTCGACGTCGGCGTAGATCGCCTCCATCTCGAGCCGCGTACGCCTGCCAGAGCCGGTGCTCACGTGCGGATCCCCATCAGCGCCATGGCCTCCGCGCGCGCGGGTGCGTCATCGGCGAACACGCCACGCACGCACGACGTGCGCATCTCGCCGGGGGACTCGATACCGCGCAGTCCCATGCACGTGTGCCGCGCCTTGACCACGACCATCACCCCCACCGGGGTGAGGCCAGTGACCAGGGCATCGGCGATCTGCTGGCCGATGCGCTCCTGGAGCTGGAGCCGCCGGGTGATCGCGCGGACCAAGCGCGGTATCTTCGATAGCCCCACCACGCACTCGCCTGGGATGTATGCCACCGACACCGTGCCGGTAAACGGGAGCACGTGATGCTCGCACAACGATGCGAACGTGATATCGGCGACCGACACGATCCCCGGGTCTTTGGGCGACGGGAACGTCTTGAGGAGCTTGGTGATGTCGGTGTTGTAGCCCTCGGTGAGCTCACGCAGCGCGCGGAGCATCCGCCGCGGGGTCTCGCGATCGACCGTGGCGCCGAGGTCGGTCAGCAGATCGCGGATGGTTTCGATGGCCGATGTGGAGATCATCAGATTGTCGGTCATGGACTACTCGATTCCGAGGAACTTGTGGGTCTGTAGGGACAGGCGCCACTCCGGGTGAGCTTGCACGTACTCGACGAGCTTGGCTTCAACATCCGGCGATCGGCCGTCCGGGTCGGCTTGGGGTTGTAGGAATCGGTGATGCGCGGTGAACGAGGACCACTCCTCGGGAGCATACGCCGGCCACACGAGCTTGAGCTCGTCGGCTTGTAGAAGTCGGATTCGCGACTTGGCTACCTTGGGCGACAGCGTCACGTAGACGAAGCCGCGATACTTGAACATGGGCTCGGTCGTGCCGTTGGTCTCGATCTGCACCCGTGCATTGAGGGGCGCCAGGAACTCAAGCATCTCGTCGTCCACCTGGAGCATCGGCTCACCGCCGGTGAGGACGATCAACCGCCGCGGACCAAGATCCCGGACGCGCGCGGCGATCTCGGCAGCCGTGACGCGCTCGCGCGACTGGAAGTCTGTATCGCACCATCTCGGACACTCGGCCTCGTTACGCTCGGCATCACGCTCGCGGTTGGCGTCAATGCCGCTCCACATGTTGCAGCCGCCGAACCTGACGAATGCGGCCGGAGTACCGGCGAGCGCGCCCTCACCTTGGATGGTCCCGAACACCTTGACGATGGAGTAGGTCTTCATATCACCCTTCGTTGGTATGCTTGAGTAGTCTGTAGTGGCAGTCATCGACCGCCGCGATCAACGAGCCGTAGTTGTCGGCGTCGGTCGGGATGTGGCTGGCGTACGCCCGATCCGAGAACGTGAACGCGATGGCCACGCCTGTCACGCGGCGATCATGCTGGCCGCGCACGAACTCGAGAGCATCCTCGAGCATCTTGATTGCCGTGGCGTGCGCGCGGTCCTCGTACTCGCGATCGGCTTCCGCGGCGATCTCGAGGCGGGTCTTAAGGCGGATGATCGAGCCATCGTTGCACGGGATGTCAACCTTGATGTCGCTCATGGCTCACCCCGGGTCGCCACCGCCATCGGGCTGATCCCACCGCGCACGTTGAAGCGTCCGGTGACCGTCACCCGACGCGGCCGGACCTGCTTGAAGAAGTCATCCGCGATGGTCGCGATGATGACCTCGTTGAACGCGGCCTTGTTGCGAAACCGCCGGAGATAGAGCTTGAGGCTCTTGGTCTCGACGATCACGCCGGCCGGCACATACTCGATCACCAGCTGACCGAAGTCTGGGTGCTTGGTCACCGGACACAGCGACGTGAACTCGAGGCAATCGAGGGTCACGACCACCGCGCCATGCGTCCAAGGGATTAAGTCGAGCTTGTTCACGGCCGACTCGGAGTTCTTTCCGAGGTGCCGCGTGTTGTACTTGATCATGTGGTCTCCGTCGGTTTGAAGATGGCGAGGGTGGATGCCCACCGCCGTACAAGGGTTTGCTCCAGCGACCACATGGCCTCCATGCCATTCTGGACGCCCTGCGTGTTCGATTCGCGGCCCTCTACCGAGAGGTGGATCTGCACCCGCTTACCGCCGCGCTTGAACTTCCAGTTGCGGAAAGCGGGCCCGGCCACACCCCATGTCGCCGCATCGGCCGAATGAAACGGGAACCTCACTAGCGCGTCCTCGTCCACCCAGCCGAACGAGTGGTACTTGTGCGGCCACACCCGCGCGAAGCATTGCTCGTAGTACCGGAGCGACGTCGCCATGGGTTCGCCAAACCGGCACGACAGACCGACCTTCGGGAAGTTGGCGCAGTACCACTCGAGCAGGTCCCATGGATCGCCGATGTGGTGGACGGGCATCCCCTTGGTGATGCCACGGGCGAGAGCGTACTCGGCGTTTCGCTTCGAGCCCTGCCAATCGCCGATCACGTCGAGCCCGACCGCCTCGTCCCATTTCGACTTCGCGGTCTCAGCCAGCAACGCATCGTGGTCGACTGCCTGACCAAGGGTGTACGCGGTGAATGCACCGGAATCGAGCATCATGGACTTCGGCCGCCGGAAGTATGGCTCCACCGTCTGCCATTGCTTGAGGTACGCAAACGACACGAGGATCGAGAGCGGGCGTGCCTCCCAATTCCACCGCCGCGCGGCCTCGAGCTGGCTGGTTCCCGGCCCGGCGAAGTACACGGTGGTCATGGATGGCCCTTGACCGGTCCGGTGAAGCGTTGCGCGGGATCGAACGGCTTGATCTGGCCGGCCTCGAACGCCGATTCGGGCCCTTGGGGAAGGACGTTGACCACGCTCCCACCATCGGCGATCACCCGGTCGAGCTCCGCCATCGGGTCGGTCTCGGCAACCGGTGCCAGCCCATTACCGAAATCGTCGGCCACGTCGGCCTTGGGCCAGAACCCAGGTCGGATGAACACCGCCGGATCCTGCGTCAGCTTTTCGACGAACCGCGCCGATGAAGCGATCGCGTCGAGCTCGCCGGTCGACATCGGCGCACCGGCCACGATGTGAGGCTCGGTATACTCATCGGCGTTAGCGATCCGCATCCCACCGCTATAGCCGAACTTGGCGTCTGGGGACGGTGTGCCTCGTCCCAGAGCATCTTCCCATTGCGACTCGGGGCCGCCCGGGACAACCACGGCCTCGGTTCGCAGCTCCACACCATGGAGGTCGACGAGGATCGCCGGCACCTCAACGGTGGCCACGACCTTCTCGTGGCGCGATCCGATGCGCAGGACGAGTGACAGGGCCGGGATGAACACCTCCTCACCATCGGGCAGCTCCATCACCACGGCGACGTCTTGGCCAGTGAGCTGCGCCTGGTTCGTCCGACCGCCGACGATCTTGATCTTGCCGTGGCGCATTACGCGACTCCTCGGTTGCTAACCATCTTCACGATGTGGCTGGGTGCACCAACGAGCCACGTATGAGCGTTCTGTGGCGTCCCGTTGACAGACAAGAACGCGTGATCGATCTCGGGGAGACCGGCCCGCCAATACAGCCGACCTATCTCATCATGCTTGAGTCCGACCACCAGCCATCCCAGAGGCGTGCGCACCTGGAACCAATGCCCGAAGAACGTGGCGCGATGGCCAAGGATGGAGAACGGGGTGAGCTCACCATCGGACGATAACCGCCCGTTCTTGAGCTCGCGAAGTCCGACGCACACGAGCCAGCGCCGGATGCGGCACCACATCGGACGATCATCGAGGTGCCACCGTTCGCCGTTCCACACGTAGGTCTTCATGGCCGATCCCGTCGGATCATCGGCACGGCGTCGTGCGCGATGACGTCACGCTCCTCGAAGTCATGGAGACCATCCGGGACCAGTTGGACCACGGTGGGATCGAACTCCATCTCGGTGAGCTTGTCGGACACCGCCTGATCCAAGGCGGGATCGAATGCAGCCGACCTAGCTGGATCCGGCACGCCGGCTTCATCGAAGCCTTTCGCCCGGAGGAGGCATGCCGGACACGTGGCGCAGCCCGGCCGGCACCCGCGGTAGCACGTGACCGACGTTCCCAACGCGCGCCAGACGTCAGTCTGCTGCCATTCCTGGCTGGGTTGGGGAACGCCGAAGGTCGCCGAGACCATCCGGCCGGCAACGGTCTCGTCTTTGGCCAGGCCGATCATCATGGCGACCGTCTCGGCCTTCGTCCGGCGCATGAGCGGGGCCTCGATGAGAATCGGCCTGATCGCCGTGGGCATCGCCTCGTTGACCGCCCCCGACATCGCATCCACGAACTCAGCCCGGCAATCCGGGTAGCCCGAGTAGTCGGTCTGACAGACCCCCGTGACGATCGTTCCAGCGCCAAGGGCCGCCGCATGCGCTCCGGCGATCGCCATGAACACCAGGTTGCGGCCGGGAACGAAGGACGTGGGCAGCCCGTTGGGCGCAGCGACGTCGGCAAGTCCGCCATCTGGCTTGATGGTCTCCTGACTCTTGCTGAGCAAGGCCGACCCCGATGCGGCGAAAACCCCCGACAGGTCGAGCACGGTGTGCGTCGCACAACCCAGGAGCTTGGCGATCGATTTGGCCGACGTGACCTCGGTGGCGTGCCGTTGGCCATACAGCATGGTGAGCGCATGTAGTCGCGCCCCGGTGTATTTCTTACGCGCCCATGCCAGGCACGTTGTGCTGTCCTGTCCACCGGACAGGAGTACGAGGACATCGGTAATTGGCTTCATCGGTCGGTCTCCATTTCTGAGGGTAACCAGGCCCGGGGTCACACATGGAACCTTGCCCCGGGCCTGGCCGCCGCGGTTACCGGCTCCGCGGAAGCTAGTTTGCGTCTGATAGCTGGGCTGTCAGTCGCGCCACGATGCCATCGGCGGTGACTTTCCGGCCACCCATGGCGGTCTTGAGGGCCTCGATCTGGTCCTCGGAGAACTTGATCGAGGTTCCCTTGCCGGGCGTATCGAATTCCTCGCCGGTGTTGGCCGGTGGCTTCCACTCGGCCTCCATGAGCGGCTCGTACTCGAACGGTTCCCACCCGAGGGCTGACACATCGACGCCGAGGTCTTTGAGTTCCCGGAGCTCCGAACCCAGGTTCGGAAGGTCCCATTCGGCGAGGTCCGCCGTTCGGTTGTCCCGGAGCGCGTACGCCTTGGCCTCCTTGTCGGGAACATCAAGGACCACGGCCGCGATATGGGTCCACCCCATCCGGGACGCGGCCTCGGTCGAAGCGTTGCCAGCTCGGATGACCATCGTCTTGCCGGCGTCGGTCTTGGCCTGGACCACGATGGGCTTGAGCTGGCCATGGGCGGTGAACGACTCGATCACCGCGGCGAGGTTGCGCTCGTCGTGGGCCCGAGCGTTTCGAGGGTCCGGGGTCAATGACGAGATTTCGACCGCCAAGTGAGCCAGGCTATTGTGGATTTTGTGGTTCATGGGGTCTCGAGTCCAAGGCGTATGTGCGCCCGTTGTGTGTCTGTTGTACTGGCAACCGGAGGGGTGTGTCAAGGCTAGTACCAAGCCCGGTCGGAGTCCGCCACCACACCATCGTCGAGCTCGAGACCACCCTGACGAGTCGCCCGCTGGGTAGCGCGGTCCAGCCGCCCCATGGTGCTTGGGAATCGCACCACCGAGGTCCCGTCGAACGATGATGCACCGGCCGCGCCACACAGCGCAATGCGACGCTTCGTGTTGACCCTGCCGACATGACACCAAGCACCCTTCTTTCGCGCCACGGCAGCCCAGCGCGGCGTTGTCGCGAGCTTCCAAGCGGTAGAGCCACCCGGCTTGGTCCACGACCACTTCCGCGGATGGCCCGGCGACAGCTCGAACCGTACACCCTCCTGCGGTGTGGTCAGCTGAATCCCATCCCCACCGAGGTCGAAGATCACCGGGCTTCCAATGCATTCGCATTGACCGGTCTCGGGGTTGAACCCGCAGTTCCCATTGGCCAGCCCGTTTGTCGAGGGCTGTGTGCACGACGCAAGCAACGTCAAGATCATCAGAAATTTCATCATTGGTGCCATCATTCCTTGTTGGCGAACATCGCCAGTTGCGTTGGTATCAACACGGCAGTCGTGTGTCAAGCCCGCGAAACGCCTGTTAATTACCGCTCACCATGACCCGCGGCGCCACACGCCACCAGCAATTTGGCGAGTACGGTTCGGTGGCAGTGTGTCGGATCCGTGCAGTAGCAAACGAGGGTGACCTCGGACCGCGCAAGGACCGCATCCCAAGCCCGCCGATGGTCGCGGAAGCTCACCCGCATCTCGTCGGTGTAGTCGTCCACGTACCTCGATCCATGCCGGCCACGCCATACAGCCGCCTCATGGTGAGTACTGGCCCCAGGATCGTCCACGACGGCGCGAATGGTAGACCATCGACATCGGTGGTCTTGCGCGTGATGTCGAGCCGGTCGAGGCCGCGTAGCTGATGCGAGCCGTGTACACGCTGACCGTCACGGAGGGATGGTGTCCGAGGCACCCCAGCATGCCAGGTGGCGTTGGATGAACGTCACGAGGCACACGCGAACGAGAACATCATCACCGCGCACAGCCCCGGAAGACCCACAGCACGGACACTTCCACTTCACGGTGTCACCATGGACTACCCGCACGCCGCGAATGGTGGCGCGTTGGACGTTGCCGGCGAGGATGCTCTCGAGCGCGCGGTCGAACATCACCTGGCCCTCGGCGAGCTGGCGAGCGCGCGGCGGATGTCGCCCTTGACCCGATCGGGCGCTGGATGCGATGGCGTCTTCGCACACCACACCGATGCACCGTTCGGCAACTTGAACTGGTAGCGCCGGCCGTTGTCGACGAGCTCGGCCTTGAACTCCTCGGCCAACCCGCGGAGCAACCTCCCCCATTCCTTGTGCTGCATCAGCCTTCCCCGTGTGGCCGGCCGAGCCGACGGTTGGCGTTGCCAAGGTTGGTGATGAGCCCGGTGGCCGGCCGGGCTGTCTCATGCACCCGTCGCGGCTTCCTGGTGAGATGTTCTCTGATCATCCCGGACCGGTGCCGATATCCGGTCGCCTCGCACTCACACGCGTACTGACCGCACTCGCCATCAACGGGCTTCCAGGTATGGACGTGTGCTTCTCTCATGGTTCATCCCGTTCTGCGATGGCGGCTGGGCTCGCGTGAACACATTCACGGCACATGTAGTGCCCGTCGGTCTCGCAGTGCCCGTCTGGTGTTCCTGGTGAGAAGTCATCGGATGGACATGGATGATCGACGTCGCGGCCGATCTTGTCGATGCCGATCCATGAGCGCACCAACTCCTTGACGTTTGGATTTTTCATGTCCAATCCCGCCAGTTGGAGTTCGCTTCGTCAACCTCATCGGTTGCCGTCAGGTCGGCATGGCCGACGGTCTCGACGCCACCGGGCTGACCGAATCGACCGGTCTGGATCCGCTTCCAGCCATCGGCATCGGGTGTGATCTTGGCGAGCCACCGCCGCGCCCGTCGGACGTGCGGGTTTTTGTCTGACACCTCGATGATGACGAACTCGAGGGCGTACCACTTCGCCATGTACCAGCGCTCCGTTGCGCAGTACGCGAGCTTGACCAAGCCCTCGCGCGGACCAGCCACCACAACGTGCGCCCGATCCTCTCCTTTGGCGAAACCACGCACGTAGACAACCGCACCGAGCTTGAGCTTGGCGATCTTCTCGGTGCGCGCACGCTCCTTGCCGCGAGCGTTGGTGCATTCGAGGCAAGGACCGGAGTACATGCAGACCCCGGCCGCGTTCGTGTTGGTGCAGCGCGGGATCGAGTCATCGTTCCCACGACGGTTTCCGCCTGCCACCGTGATGATCGCTTGTGCCAGGCGCTTGCCATCGAAGGTCGCTTGCTTGGCACCCTCACGATCGATCCCGGTGGTCGCCATCACCTTCGCGATCATGTCTTCATCTGGCGGCTCCCATCCTACGAGCGCCCGCATGACATCGGCGATGGATGCCAACACCTCGACCTCGCCGGCCTCATAGACCACGGAGTCGGCCGGATCGACTCCGACGAGCAGCACGCGCTTGTTGCGCTTTGCGAGGGCCGCGCCGAGCTCGACGTGCGAACCCCTGCCGAGCCGCGACACACCGACGAACAGGTCACACGAGCTGGCCGCCTCTATCTCACGCCGCGCCAAGTCCTTACGGTCGGCCACGTCGCACACACCAGGTGAGCACACGTGGTTGAAATGCATGTGCCACGGGAAGGCATTGCGCATCCCCTGGTTCTCCAGGTGCATCGCAAGCGTCGCGACATCGGCAAGCCCATCACGGCTCGAAGCGATGTAGAAGCTTCCTCTCATTTCCGGCTCCCCATCACCGCATCGCACAGCGCAGCGAGGTCACGCCGCGTGATGACGGCCTGGCTATGATCCTTGTCGTCTGTGGGACGTCCGACGAGCTTGATGGTGATCTCGGCGAGCTGCCGAGCCACCGCGTGCTCGTAGGTCTCGCTCTGCTCGAGGAACTCGACGATCTCCACCTCCATTCCGGGGTGTCGTGCCTCGGCCGCGGCGAGCGACGTAGCCGCGGCGAGCGCAAGGGTATAGAAGGCAGCTTCGCCGAGCCCGCCCCCGAGAAATGCGTCGAGGATGCCCTTGCAGTACAGCCCAGCACGGAACCGGCTGGGGGCTTCGCATATGTCCGGTGGTCGTACGATGCGGAGAGCAAAGAGCGAGTTCACGACGCGACCTCCGCGAAGAACTTTTCTGGTGGCACGCCATGATCACTGGCCGCGGACCAGGCCGCATCATCGAGTTCGCGGCCATGACGCCCCGTGCGCCTCACGGCCTTGAGGATGGCTTCCGTGCGGCCTGCCGTGTACTGGCAATGGCTCGTGCACCACTCGCGAGCATGGGTCAAGAGCTGGTCGATGACCTCGCGCTCGGTGTTGATGGGGACGGTCCAGAACCCCTGCATCCCCCGAACGATGATCGGCTTCGGGAGCACCGAGAGACGGACGAACACGAACCCATAAGGACCGAAGAACCAACGCTTCTGGCTGTCAGGAAGGGTTCCGGCGGTCTGATATGGGGGCCGGGTCGGCATGACGCCATCGGCGATGACTTGGTGGTCGATCGTGGCGAGCGCGACGATTGCACCGCGCGTTATCGAAGCCATCGGCGGGAACCGAAGTCCGGCCTCGTGGATGTGTCGTGCGCCATTCTCATCCCACGATTTCGCGGCGTGAATCGCAAACCGCTTGCCGATCATCGTCGGCGGAAACGGCCAGGTCCGGTTCTCCACCTCCTTGCGATCGGGCGGCTGTGGAATGGTCATACACCACGCCCACGGCTGGGATAGCGAGAGCGCGCGGAGTGGGTTGTCGATGAGGCTCATGGGTCGGTCGGTGCTTTCTGCCGTCGAGGTTAGAACAGGGCGAGCTGCGCCGTCGACGGTTGCGGCTGCTCGGGTTGAGGTTGCTGTGCTCGTTGATGTTCGGTTGGTTGCCCACCGCGGTCACGCGAATCGTGCGCAAGGCGCATGGTCCATCCGCCGAACACGTGAGCTGGAGTATACCACCTGGCACGCTCCTCCATGCGGAGCGTGTCGCCGACGATGACGATCCCAGGCACGCCGACCAGCGACAGCTGGACGTATGCCATGTGAGCCGCGCGCTCGTCGATGTCTTGAACGGTGACATGGAGGCGGTCCTGGTACGCGATGCCAGCGTCCTTCATCGCCGCGCACAGCGCGAGCGGCATAGCGCCGCCACCGACGGCCGGATCGCTAGCTGTGATGAATGGGCGCTCGTTGAGCATCGGTTTAATGTCGACGAGGGTCATCTCGGCCATCATGCGACACACCGGGAACGGGGTGAAGAACTGGCCGGCCCACTTCGAGCCGAGTTCGAGCTCCATGAAGGTCCGGCCAAGGATGTCGTCGATGCCCTCCTCGAGCTCGAGGGTCAACGCGCCGAATGCCTCCGCGATCCGCTGTAGGGTCGGCGAGTCGTACCGCCGCGCGATCGCCATGTATCGCTCCTCGCGGCTCACGCGCTGCCACACGTCAACACCGTTGGAGATCGCGATCGCTGCCATCTCGACGAAGTCCGACCACACCGACCACAGATCGCTCTTGTCGGTTACCCTACGGATGTGCTGCGCGATCGTGCGCCGCACCGTCTCGCGCTTCACCACGAGTGCACCTCGAGCTCGGTGGCGTCGCGGAGGTAGAGCGGATGCTTGGGGCTGCCATCTTTCGATGCGCAGCCGAGTCGATGCAGCACGACATGGTCACGCAAGAGCCGGTACACCTCGCGCGCACGCTTCGAGCTGCGCTTGTCAGCACCCCATGCAGCGATCGCGAGCGACGAGATGCGCGCCAGCCCCAGGATGACGTCATCGTTCTTGGTACCGCCGACCGGCCGCGGGTGCCTGAACGCGAAGTCGGGATCCGTCGACCTCACCGCGAACAAGTTGGCGATGGCCACGCGCGGCGTTTCCCACCGACGCTTCGCCGCGAACTTCGCCGCAAACTTGAGGCACTTCGCGATCGTGGGATCGTTCTGATCCGCGTCGGCCGTCGATGGGTTGAGCATGAAGAATGCGATGAGCGGCGTGTCCGCATAGATCTCGCCACCGCGGAGTAGGAGGTATCGATGCTCGCGGTCTACCGAGAACCACGCCTGACCGAGTTCGCCGCGGTCATGAACTAGATCTTGGAGAGGATCCATCACTTCACCTCGAGGTTGCCGGTGCTCACGGTCGCATCGATCGTGAAGTTGCATGGTGTCGCCTCGAGTTGGACCGCTACGCGGATAGTCCCCCGGCAACCTGGCGCATGGCCACCATCGGCCATGATCGACTCGACGAACGGCCGGCTCCGTTCGAGAGCAGAGCTACAACACGGTCCGATGTACACCAGGCGCCGGCAACACGTGTGCTTGCGGGCGACCAGCCACTCGAGATCCGTCTTCGTCGAGCACACGACGCACGAGTACCACTCGCCGGTGTGCTTGGCCTCCTCGGGCGGCTTGATGCCATGCGATGCGAGCAACGCGATCGACCGCGCGAGTTGCCGGTGGGTGGAGCCGAGCTCAAGCTCGAGGTCCGTCACCCGCGCCGATAACGAGGCGGCTTGTCGACGGCAGCCATCGAGGATGTTCTTGGTCTCGGCGTGCGCTTCGACCTCGGCCGCATACGCCGCGCGCCAGCGCGTGAACTCGTCGGAATCGGTGCTCATAAGTTGGTGACCTCCGCCGTCTTTTGGACCACCTCGTCATCGACGCGGAAGATCCGCGCGATCGTGACCTCGAACGGACGCGGCACCTTGTCGGCGAGTGCAGCATCCCGGACTGCTACCATCGCTTTGTCGTCCGACACCGCGAACACCCTGCCTGATATGACCTGTGCGCTCTCACCGCGACATCCGAGGACCCACCGGAACCAGTGCCCTCCTGATGGCGTCTTCTCCATTGGCGATGGTTTGGTCACGTTCACGAGGTTCGCCAGGTTGCGAGGTAAGGCCGACAGCTTGCCACCAGTGAGCTTGTCGACAAGCATCATGGCGCAGTTGCCGACCTCAACGGCTTCGAGTGCCGAGACGGCCGCGTTGTCGGGGGCGCTGCCGTGGAAGGTCGCACCAAGTTCTTTGACCTTCTGATTGAGCTTGTCCATCAAGAATCCGTAGGACTCTTTATTCCAGTCCGATGGCACAGGAAAACCAGGCTTGGTATCGCGCTCGTCCAGCTTGCGCTCCATGAGCCCGGCGAACGCGGCTACTTGTTGGCGCATCATCGCGACACCCCCAGCATGTCTTCCAGCATCGCCTTGGCGTCATCCGTGACGGTCACCGCCAAACGGCAGTTCCTCAGCTCGACGACGGCATGGTACGCGGCAGCTACGCATTCTGTCAGGCTGTAGCCCAGGTCCAACGCGCGCTCGAACGCGACTGCCCAGACCATCCGCTCGCCGCTCGTCACGACGCTACACCGACATCGCGGACCTGGACGAAGTCCGGGCCTCGGCTGAGCTCGAGTTGGGAGGAACGCAGGAGCTGTGCGCGGGCGCTGTCGGTCACAGCCACCGGCAATACCAGCGACCTCGAGAGCTTCATGGCTTCACCGTGGAGGCGCGCAAACACGCGCGCCGCGTGCCATGCCCAGAGCGCCGTGCTCGTCCAGCTCTCGCATTCCGGCGGGTCACCATCACCGGTGGCATCGACCCACGCCAAGTACCAGCACATGCGCTCCTCGTTCACTTGCTCCAACAGGAGCTCTTTGAACCGGTCGCGCACGGCCTCGAATGGCTTCCGATCACGGGTCGCCACGTCGGCGGCCTTGGCGCGGCCGGCTTCGTCATCGTCATCGAGACCCGCAACCTCGGCCGCATGCGCAGCGTCGACATCGGCGATCCGTTCTTCGAGGCATGCGTGGGCATCACCGATGTAGAACTCCTTCGCTGGAGCCCCGGAAACCGCGCGCAACTTGGAGAGGAAGTAGTCGGGGTACTGCTCGTCTTGGGTTCCTTGGGAGAGGAACCAGCGCAACGAGTCCTGGTCGCCATGGACGAACGTGTACTCCCCGAGGTCGCCCCACATCACGACGAGCCCGGGATACAGGTACACGCGGAACGCGTGGTTTCCGTGATTTGGATGGCGACACCGCCATGACCTGGTCTTGACGTCGTACGACAACTCGAACCCGGCGAACGATGTGCTCGCCAAATGGCTAATAGTCGCCTCGACGTCTCGCGCACGCTCCTCGCGACTCACAGCGAAGCCTCCATGATGGCTTCGATTACCCAGGCATGTGGCTCCCAGGCTTCCATGTGGGAGTCGCGCAAGTAGCTGGGGGCGTTGCCGTTGGCCGCCATCCGTTGAGCCGATGCTTTGGCCAGTTGGCGAGCCTCCGACCAAGTGAGCGGCTTGCGTTCACGAGCCGTGTCACGCTCGAGGATGTTGATCTTGAGCTGTAGGTCTTCGGCGCGCTCGGTAGGCGACATCCCATCCGGGCGGATGAGGTGGATCTCGGCCCGATCGAATGGGAACACGCAGCCCGTGAACTGCATGGCCACGTAGTTCTTGGCTCGGGTCTGGTCAGCCCGAGCGGAGAGGGCGCTCAGCATCGCACCGACCGCCTCGTAGGCGGCAACGGCGATCTGCTCCTTCGTGGCGTCCTTGGGCGCGAGTGGTGGCATGGTGTCGAGCGGGTCGGTTGACGGCGTATCGGTCATCTGAGGTCGCTTTCTGCCCCGGTCTGGGGCGGTTTCATCGTTGAAGGGTCGACACGGGCTTGAGGAGCTGCTTGATGCGGAACACCTGTTGTTCTTCCCATGCCTCGCGTTCGGCGCGGATCATGATCTTGAACGGCTGGCTCGCGGCATGCCAGCTGTTGTGGTGGACGGCGCACAGCGGGATCGTGTCGTGGTCGTGCGACCGTCGATCGCCGCCCTTCATGGGGGCCCTGGCCACGCGTCCCGTGCTCCTGTGGTGCGCCACGATGATGCCCCCGCATGGATGCGCGGCGGACATGAAGCGTGCCGCACACGGCAGCTGGACGACGCGCACGAGGTAGTCTTTATCCTCACCGGCCACCGCGGAACCCCCGTCCTGACATCGTGGCCGAGGAGTTCGGGGTCTCGAATAGCTGGACGCTCGCGATCACGACACCGGTGGGAGCCAGCAGCTCGTGGGCTTTGTCGAACAGGAACGCGGCGAGGGTTTCGGCGGTTGGCTCCGCGGTGAACGCGAACGGCTTGCGATGCCCATGGCGCAGCGCCTGCGACGAGGCGAACTCCAGGAGCTCATGGTCGTCCTGGTTGACCAGCGTGGCGTGGTCCCACGTCGCATCGATCCAGCCGCCGACGCGCTCCTTGATGACGCCGAAGTCGATGACGCGATCACAGCTGTCGAGCACCGACGCCGTGCAGCTCAAGAGCGCGGCGTACCGGTGGCCGTGCAAGGTCGCGCACTTCGACTCGTGACGGAGCACGCGATGAGCACTGTCCCACTCGAGCCTCCGGGTGATGACCATATGCTTCATGAGGTTCACCGGGCCACGCATCCGACTAGCACGATGGACAGCCACACGATTGGGACGACTGCCCACCAGAACACACGTTCCTTGGTGGCGACGGCAATCGCGGCCCTGGTTCCACAGAGCACACAGAGCATGATGGTGATCATGAACAACGAGTTGGACATGGTTACCTCCGGGTGGCTCTCGCCGATTCCCGCGTGATGGCGTCATCGTCCATGGACGTGACGCCGTCAATTCGTTTGAACGAGAACAGCGCACGCTTGCGCTTGCTCGTCGGTGGCGGCGCTGGCCGTTCGCTGTCATCGGCCGGCCGCCGGACATGATGCGTCCGGCTCATGGCGTGGTCAGCTCCTCGATCGCGCGCCACAGCCGCTTGAGCGTTGCCTTGGCGGTGTCCGACGACATCGCGCCACGTCGAGTCATCTCAGTCTTGCGTGCGTGGATGTACTTGCGCATCGCCCGCTTGAGCCTGGCGCGGAACGGCCGCGGGATCCGCTTGGTGTTCATGACGCCTCGATAACCGCGAACCACCCCGGCGACTTCCGGTTGATGATCCCGCGCGACAAGTCGACATCGAGAGCGTCTTGGGTCTCGTACACGAACCAGATTCCTTGTTCTCCGACGGGCTGCACCGTGACCACGAGATCCTCTTCGTGGCTCGCCAGGAACGCCAGGTCACGGGCGACCGAATAGAGATCGTCTCCCGCAGCCCTCCTCCCACGCTGGGTGATCCCGGCGAACTTCACTTGGCCAGTTCCTTGCGGGCCTTGGACAGCATGCCGAGGAGGGTGGCGTCGTCGCACTTGCCGAAGAACAGCTTGAACGCCGCCTCAACGCCGACGTAGAACGCATCCACCGTGTGGCGCTGCTCAACGGTGATACCGGACTTCCCGTCCTCATCGTCGATCAGAACGCGGGCCTCGTCGGCGATCTCGCCGGTGTGCTTGGCGATCGTCTTGAGGACGTGACCGAGCTCGCGGCGCGACGGGATGAGTCCCGTGCCGTCCTCGGCGATCTTGCCGGTCGCACGCTTGGCCGCTTCGGTGGCATCACGCACCGTTGTCGGCTTGCCGCTCTTGGCCTTCTCGCGAACGTTGGCCAACGCCTTGTTCTGGGCCTCACCGGACTTCGCCGTCTGGACGAGCGCAACCCCCGCCGTGGCCGACATCTCGCCGGCCGACACCGCCGCCTTGACTTCGTCGGTGGCCGTATCGTCGTACGCCAGGAGCAAGCGGAAGTACTCGAGGTCGAGTCCGAACGTCATCGCGGCGTTCTTCTCGGAGACCCCGGACGCCAAGAGTCGCTTCGCCTTGTCGAGCTTCACGAGCGGTCCATCATCGTCGCGGACCGCGTTCTCGGCGATCATCACGCCGATCAGCCGCGTCGGGTCGTCCTTCGACGGACGCTCGATCGAGCACGTGATTTCGATCAGCGGCACACCACGGGCCGCGCGCAGCAAGTTGGCCCTACGAGCGCGGCGGATGCGACCACGACCAGCCACCACCATCGGGATACCGGTCTCCGGGTCCTTACGGATGATCGGATTCTGCAGCACCCCGTAGTGGTCAACGTTAGCCACCTGGTCATCCGTTACCACCACAGTCTCCAGGCGCTTATCCCACAGGTCGTGCTCGCCCTGCTTATGGGCGGTGTCGAGCGGCCCTTGCTCATTCTTCGGGAGGCACTTGCCGCCGATGATGCAGAGTTCTTCCGGGAAGAAGACGGGGTTGGACGTGTAGTTGGTGTCGAATGCTTTCTTGCTGGACATGGTCATGAGCTTTCTGCCGGTGGCACCGGCCGTTACGTGAGCTTGTCGGGGATGGGGGCGTCGGGGGTGATGGCCTGGCGAGCGAAGTACTCGTTGAGGGCGATGGTGACGATGGCGGTCTCGTCGAGGTGTCGGCGTTCGGCTTCGTCTGCGATTTTACGCTTGAGTCCTGGGTCGATACGCTGGCTAAGTCTGGCGGTTTTCGCCGGTCGGGTCACGGGGTCGGTCCTTACGGTCGGTCGGTTCGATTTCCCGTTTGTGTGTTCGTTGTACGCCCGACCACCTCGAATGTCAACCCGTTGTGTGTACGTTCTCGTAACTCCTTGTGCTCGTTATCGTCTTTGGTCCGGTGGGACGAATTGCATCCCACATGCTAGGATGAAATCTCGCTCGTCTGGCGTGGAGATCTCCTGTCCGTTGGTGGCGACCGCGAGGGATACGAGGCGCCCGCCTTCGCACTTGAGCATCTTCGAGTGCGCGGCCGTGACGAGCTTCTGTGCGTATTCGGCTGGCCCCGTTCGGATGGCGAAGATCGCGCCCCATTGCGCCGGTGGACGCACGCAGAACAGATCGATCGCCCACGGCTCGGCCTCGACGGTTCCGAGGGCGTAGTACCGGCGATCGTCGAGATCGTTGGGCTCGGGTGCGCCGAACCCGCCCTTGGGCTTGCGCCATTGGAGTCTCCGCTCGCGTGCTCGAAGTCGGATGGTCTCGTTGAGGAGATCGAAGCCATGTCCACCGAACAAGTCGGGCTGGTGCTTGGCGACGCAGACGATTTCGATGTCCTTTGCATCCGGCGCACCACGACGGATCGAGCCGGCGATCTCGATACGCGTGCAGCCGTCGCGCAGCATCCCGGCAACGGCCTCGGCCGCGCGCATCGCAAGAGCAAATGGTCGGCGAAGCACGAAGCTCACGAAGCACCGCCGCGGAGCTCGCCGACGTACTCCATACACTGGATCCCGGCCCGCACGGCCGATGCCTCGGCGCGGTCGAAATCTCGCGTTGGTCCGGTCCGCCCGGACTCGTTGATCCGTTTTTCGAGATGCCCAAGGCGTCGCTTTAGCGTCGCGATCTTGTCTTTCAAACCTGGAACATGTGGCATCGAGCTTGAGGTGTCCATGGATGGCCTTTCAATCCGACTCGGTGTCGGCGTTCATCGCGAAATCCAGAGCCTGGTCGAGCATCTCATGGTCGGTGCCTTCGGTGCGATGGATCCGTTCTCGCCATGCACCGATGGCCTCGAACCGGCCGCGCTCGATCATCGTCATCACCACGCGGAGGTCGGACTCCATGTCACGGTGATGGGGCTCGAGGAGCAAGCTGCGCTCGGGCTCGGTCATGGCATCGAGTGATACCATCGACTGACACAACAACCGCAGATACACGCCGCGAAGCCACCGCCATGCAGTGGCGTCAAGTCCCTCAGGATCGTCGGCCATGACTACCTTGTACCATATAGGTCCGGTCGGGCGGTCCTCGCGAACTTGCCCCACCACGTCGCGATTCCGTACACGTCGCAGAACGCCTCGCGATGCGGCGAGAGACCGGCCGAGGCCGCCACGGCCGCCACGCCGAGGTTCTTCTCGGCGTGAGCTTTGGCGATCGCCTTGCGCTCGTCCCGCTTGGTGCCACGGCCGGTCTTTCCGGTGATCGCCGATAGCCACGCCCCCGGCAGGACGAAGACCACATCGAACCCGCGCGCCATTGTGATCGCCGACAGCGCGCCGATCACGCCGCCGGCATACCGCGCCAGGGCGATGTCGGTTCGCGCGTTGCCCCGGCCGCCCGCGAACGACTCCTCGATCACGACCAGGAGCCGGCCACCGGCGGCGGCGGTGATCGCCTTGCGGAGCTCGGCGAACCCGCCGAACGCGCGGAACGGGAACACCGCGATCGGCGCTGGCGGCGTGACGTCCCAGCCGCCGGCTGGGATGGCCCAGGCATGGACCGCAGGGAACAAGCACGCGAGTCCGCATGCCCCTGGATCAACAACAAGCACCATGTCATCGCGCGCCACGAGCTGCGCCACATCATCGCGATCGTCTTTGCGGAAGGCACGGATAATCGGTGCGCGTGATTCCTTCATGGTGCCCTCGCGACTCGCGACACGCCGCGCGACGGTGATTTTACGACGTGACCGATCCAGTCGTACGCCAGGCTCTCGAGGGAGCGCGAGGCGATCGCTTGAGCATCGCGGTACGTGGCGGCTTTGACCTTGAACAACACCGCCATCCGAACCGGACGATCGATCGTCGGTGATGGCTCGCTGAAAATAGCTGCTCCGGCGACCACGGCCGGCGTGTGGGTGATGTCGAGTATCAAGACTGCATACGCGGTGTGCTTCATGCCCATGGGAGCTTCTTTTGTTCGCGGGTTCCGACGTGGCGCTCGAGTGGACTGGCGACCTCAATCCCTGGTTCGACCAGTTTACTCCACACCAGCCATGCACAAGTCACCGAGTCGGTCTTGCCGTCGCCGGTGAACGAGATCCGTGGCAACACGAGCTGCCTTGTCGGTGGACGGCGCGATAGGAGGTGCGCGCGTTGCTCGGTCGGCTCTAAGAACGAAAGCCGGAGCAAGAACGCCACGCCCTCGGTGGCGAAGTCGAGCGCGCAGGTCAGGATCTGGTGTGCGAGGTTGAACGGTGGATTTGTGATCACCCATGGGACGCGCGGGAACATGCCCCACGCGGCCGGCGTCGCTGCGTTGAGGTGGTAGGTGGCGGCGCGCTTCTCGTCGACGTCGTTGGTCCATGCGACGTCTTCGCGGCCGGCAATCAGGTCGCCAGTCCCTACGCACGGCTCGGCCACGTCGTGGATGATCGGGATGCGCCGGTAGAGCGCGCGAGCTGCCCACACCGGCGTTGGCTTGCCGGCGATGATCGGCTCGGCGCCGCCGCCGGTTGGATAAAAGTCATGCTCTCGTCTACTCATCGGGGATGTTCGCCTTGAAGGGCCGCATAGGATTGGTGGCCTTAACTCGGTGCGCCGTGGGCTCGAACATCGTGTTCTTCTCTTCGCCCGTGAGCCAACGCGGAGTGACGTCGAACCGGCCGGCGGCCTCGGCGCACCATGCCAACAAGGCCTCGTTGTCCTCGGGAGCTACCCGGATATTGATCTTCCATTCCTGCATGATGTGGTTGACGATCGCGGTGCACCAGTCGCTGAGCTGCTCGTCGGTGCAGTTCTCATCAGCCAGGACGACATCGGCTCGGCGCCAGGAGCCGACCGCGACCTCGATCGCCTTGGCCGCGCGATCACGATGTTCGCGATTCGCATGCGCCCATGCGTAGAGGTCGGCCTTCATGTCCGCGTCGGCCGACACCTTCGAGACCGACAAGCGCCGCATACCGGCCTCGTCATCTGGGACGTGAGCAGGCAACCGCTGGTAGCCACCACGGCCTGGCCATTCGCCATCTCGGATCGTGACGACCTGCATCTCGATGAGCCCGCGGGCCTCCTGAGTCGGGTCGCCGCTGTTGGCGTTCTTGAACGCCCGGTAGAACTCCGCGCCAACCAGCCGCGCGGCGGCGGCGGCGTGATCCATCGGGTGCGCCGCGTTGTCGTCGCGGATGTCTGGCGTGTCATCGTCGGGATCGCGGTCGATCATTGGTCACCTCGTTTGGCCATGAGCGCTTGGAGGTCGCGGGCGTGTGCATCGTACTCGGTGGTTCGTCCGTCACGCTTGAGCTGTGCCATCGTGCGCCGGAGCGCGGCGATCTGCTCCTCAATTCCACCGGTGGACACCTCCTCCACGACGATCGCACCGGTTGACTTCTCGCCGCGCTGGATGAAGTCCTCGAGCTTGGTCCCGTTGCGGCACACGAGCTCAATGTCGTCGTATCGCTTGCCGTCGGTCTCGTACGCGCCGTGCTTCGCCCCGTCGATCGCCTTCCTGATCTCGGCGGCGCTGTAGCCTTCGCGCAGTCGGGCCATGAGCTTGGTGAGTCGCTCGGAGGTCGGCTTGGCCGTCTGGTGTCCGCATTCGCGTTGCCAGTACCGAAACAGCTCCATCGCCGTCACTTTCCTGGACTGGTCCACGTCGACCTTGATGGCAGCCGGAGCGATCCCTGGGAGCGATCCCTGGGTGTCGAGCCCGCGCGCCAAGGACCGGATGATGTCGTGGGCCTCGGCCGCATTGCCGGATGCCACGCAGCCGATCGCGCGCGCGAGTTCGCCGATGATCTGTTGATGGTCGGTCGACATGTCCCTCCGTGAAACGATGCCCGTCTCTCCGGGCCGTCACGCCTTGTGCGTCGGCGTTCGCGTCCACCCACTACTGCGTGGCCGCTGGTCTATGACCTTGGCCCGGTTCGAGGCCGGCGCTGATGTCGGGAATCGAACCCGACACCAGCTGTCAGAACGGGATGTCGTCGTCGCTCGGTGGCGGAACATTGCCATCGGGCAACCCATCACCGTCGACACCATCACCGCTTCTACCGCCACCGCCACCACCACCGAACTGCTGGTTCTCGGCGTAGTCCACTAGCCACGTGTCCATCACGCGGCGCTCGAAGTCGGTGATCTCCTTCCCAAGGTATCGAGCGATCCCGTTGTTGATGTACTGGCCGCTGACTTCGCGCGACACCCGGGCCTTGAATGGCTTGTTGGCGAGAGCGTCGCGGATCTCGCTATCGCGGTCGAGGTCGAATGCCCCCGATCCGCACTGCTCAGCCAGCATCGACAACCGAAACATCGCCCCGGAGTTATTCATGTCGAGGGAGAGCGAGTCGAAGAACGTGCGGTCCTTGGCCGGCCCGTGGATGACCTTGAACAAGGTCCGCAGGTACGGCTTGCCGGAATCTTTACCGGCCTTGCGCGAGAACGACTTGATGATGAGCAGGTAGTCACCGGCCGGGACTCCTGAGTCGGAATCCGGTACTTTCTGGTGCTTAGATGGATCGAAGGTAGCCATGATCGCTGATCTCCGTGCGGTTGACGTTACGCGGCTTCGGGCTTGGACTTGGCTTTGGACTTGGCCGGCGACTCGGTGGTCACCGCGGCGACCACACCACCGCTGTTGAGCTGCGCGGTGTTCGCGGCCTTCTCGGCCTCCGTGGCCTCTGACTTGGCCGCGTCGGGCTTGCCGTCCTCGGTGGTCGTGTTAGTTGTCGTCTCTGGCTTGGTGTCGGGCTTGGCGTCGTCGGTGGACTGCCCGGACAGGTCCATCGGGATCGGTGCCACCGAACCATCGTCGATCCCGTTGATCCGTTTGACCCACGAGGCGAAATCCGTGACCTCCGAGTCACGGAGCGGGGGATATGGCTTGACCTTCATGTGGTCGGGGCCCGTGGTGGCGATCCCGTACACCATCGGCCGCTGCTTGGTCTTCGGGTCGGCAGTCACCGAGCGACGGCGGTAGGTGATACCGACGACGTTCACGGCCGCCATGAGGACATTTGGGAGCGCTTTCATCGGCATCTGCGGTCCCACCCACCGCGACTTCTCGTCGCCCTCGCCGATCTCTTTGTCGGCTAGGAGGGCCAAGAACAGCACGTGGCGCGGCACGTCGCGGAACGCGCGCACGAGCTTCGCCGTGCGATCGGAGAGCACGTTCCAGTAGCGTTCGCTATCGACGGGCAGCCCATCTTTGCCGGTCTTCTGGGGCGATTGCTCTCGGATCTCCTTGGAGACCATGTCGGCGATGTCGGTGATGGAGTCGAGGACGATGGTGTCCGGCCAGACCTCGAGCTCGAGGATCTTGGCGCCTTCGTTGTCCAGCACAACGAACGGCTTCGCCTGGTCTCCGTGCAGGGCCTTGAGCACGTGACGGTAGTCATCGAGGGATTCCATCACGAGGGTGTGGGGCCGTGGCCGTCCCATCCGCTTCGCCGCGTCGCGCACGTTGGCGACGGCCTGGCGCTCGGAGAGCAAGATGAGCGGGTTGGGAGCCGAGACCCCGAAGTTGGTCTTGCCCGATCCGGACTCGCCGTAGATCAGGGCCTTGAGCCACACGGCGGTGTTGTCATCGAAATTCACAGTCTTCATAAGCATTCCGATCATTCGCCGGACACAGCCGGCTGGTGCTTTGTGGTGTTGCGCCCGACAAGGCGGGCTGTACGTGGTCAGTCCGGTAGGTCGTTTGGATCGTTGTTGTGATCGGTAGTCTCCTTGGATGTGGTGCCGTCTTCGGCATCTTCGGGATCGTCGTCTTCGGTAGTCGGCGGATTGTCGATCGTGGATGTCGACGTGGTGAACAGCCCGAGCTGGGGTGACTTGAGGGCCTCGATGCGTTCGCGGATCCGGGTCTCGCACAGCTTGACCTGGTCACGGCACGACGCCATCAACTCTTTGCGCTCGACCCGAGCCTCTTCGAGATCCTGCCAGCGCTCCTCCACAACCGTCAGCTTGAGGAGCTGCTGAGACTCGTTGTTGTGGCCGGTCTCCATCGCCTCTTTGAGGGCTGCGAGCTTGGCCTGCACGTTCTCGTTGCAGCGCTTGCGCTCCTTGAGCGCGTACTCTCGCGTGGTCGACCACTTCGTGAAGTCATCCATGAGGGCGCGCGCGCTCTCCTTCGCATCTTCGTCGCCGGTTGCCACCGCCTCCGCGGCGGCCTCGAGCGCTCGTGCCTTGATTCCCATGATGGTCGGTCCTTTCGTGGTGTCGGGGTTGTATCAGGTGGTCGTGACAGTCGCGACTGCGTCCTCGGCTTCGCGGACTTCTGGATGCGCATCTTCGAGGACACGGAATGATGCCCGGGTTTCTGGGGTGTCGTCCAGGCACACCGTGCGATACGAGCACGCCATGGACCAGGCCATGTTGCAGTTGCCCGGGTTGCGGGTGCGGGTCTCCGGGTTCGTATCCGCCCGTCGGATCCGGGCTGCATCCACCATCGTGTCGCTGCGCCACCGGTCGATCTCGGCACGCGTCTTCTGGTACTCGTGTCGAGCGAAGTACGGATGGATGCGCGCGGCGAGCGCCCGCATCAGCTCGAGCTGTTTCTCGGTTACAGGGATGCTGCGAACGCGCTGCTGCTCGTCGAGTGCCGCCATGTAGAGCTCGGCCGTCGTGTCGATCGCCGCCACCGACACCGAACCGTCCTTGTTAACCTTGGGCGTCGACGGCTTCTTTTTGCGGACTGCGTTGTATGCCACCCGACCGAGGATCGCGTTCGACGGAACCGGCGTGCCGTCTAAGAACTTGAGCTTGCCGGCCGCCCGCTCCTCGAGTAGTGAGTACACGTACCCCGAGGTCTGGGGATCCATCTCGGCGCGCTTGCCGATGTCGTCCGGCACGTTGCTCACGGTCTTGTGCTCGTGGAGCTCAAGGGCGTTGTACGTAGGATCGTAGAACACAGCGTCGCGTACCCCACTGAACTCCACCCGCGTCTTGCGGCCGATGGCATCACGCACACGGACCGCGAACGGGCGCTCGGTCTCCACCAAGATCAGCGACACCAGATCGCGCTTCGAGAGCTCAAAGTAGTGGGTGAGCATGAACTTGATCATTGCCCCGGCGTCGTCAGCGAACACCTGGAGTCCGGCGTAATCCGCGTTTGGGTCGTGCTCGACGACCTCCTGGACCCACGCGAACACCCTCGCATCCACATCGGCCGTCGCAGCTACGAACTGCCGGCTGAGTCGCTGGTCAGCCGTTAGCCCGTCGATCCCCGACCACCCGGCCATGAGGCCGGCGCTCATGCCGCGGTGGAAGATGTCGCCGATAGCCAGGGCTTTGCCGGTTACCTTCGGGCGCAAACGTTGCCGGTACGCGAAATCATGCTTCTGGGGGCAATCGCGAAACGTCTGGATCTCGGACGTCGTGACCACGGTCAGCGCAGACGAGCGCCTTGATTTGCGGCTTGGCTGGGCCATGGCCTCCGCGGTGTCAGCGCCGGCCGAACCGGGGGGGATGGAATCTGATTGCTGCTCGGTCACGACGTGCTCCAAAGGATGTAGACGCTGAACGGTGGCAAGATGGCGCGAACCGCCATGGGCAGCTTATCGTACTTTGCACACGCCTCCGAGAGCTGCTCGGGTGTGAACGTGATCTCCGTGAGACGCGAGAACTCGAAGTGGTCGCTCTCGTCGAATTCGTGGAGCTCCACACCGACAAACGCCGACGGAACAACCGAGGCGCCATGGTAGTTCTTCTCCCACCCATGCTTCTCGGGCTCCTCGAGAATCACATCCTGGAAGTACCTATCCCATCTTGGCTGGCACGTCGCCGGATCGATCTCGTATGCAGTCACATCGATGTCCGTCCAATCGGGATCGATTGCCCTCCCATATTCGACGTTCAGTCTCTGCTCGGTCACGGTACCATCCGGGTCACCATCATCGTTCCCCCACGGGAGGATGGTTCCGAGGATGACTTGCGCAATTGCGTACATGAATCAGTTCTTTCTGACGGGGTCATCCCGTCGGTATATCGATGGAGCCGGTGGCGGGTCTCGAATCCGCAGTTGCACGGGGTGCTAACCCGCCGTGTTTACCAATTTCACCACACCGGCTGTCGTCGGCGGAATCACCGTCTAGCATTTCGCAGCTGTCGTACTCCTTCACATGAGATTGGTTGGCGTTCCACCAACCCGCCGGGTTTGCCCGCTGTGCTCCGCGGTCGAGTGACCCACCGGACCATCGTGGTCTTGGGCGAGCCCCATTGCTGGTAAGGTTGCCACCGGACTATCGGACTGGCGTCTTGACCAGGACGGGATTCGGGCGCCAGCCCTCACGACGTCGTTCGGTGAACCGCGTCGGGTTGGGCAAGACGAAGATCGTGCGATGCCACGTCAACGTCGGCTCGTTGTCCCGTACGTACAAGCCATCGAAGCTTGCGACACCGATCAGTCCAGTCGCCGGATCGAACGTCGTGGCTGTACCGACACCATCGACGATGCTGGCACCATCGCCGAACAACATCCCGAGATCGGCCGGTACCTTTCCGCTCTTGTCCGGCTCGGTGCCATCGAACGCCCACTTGTCGAGGAACGTGCGCAATGGCGAGCCATCCGATGTGAAGGACTCGGAGAACTTGCCACGAAGGACACCGAACGAGCCGACATCCGGCGCGATTGTGTATGTCGCCAATCCAGTGTGCACCGTGGTACCGGCGGCCTTGACGTTGAAGTATCCGGTCTTGCACTGGTACTCACCGGCGATCCACGTCGGGATCGGCGATGCGATGACATCCTTGGTATCCTGTGCGTAATCTGGCGTGAGTCCACAAGCGGCGATGAACGAGAGAACGAGTGCGAGTGCGAACGTCTTCATCAGTAGCTCCTTGTCGAGGTGTCTTCGAGACCCTCGGTGAATGCATTCCACCGAGGAGCCCGATGGGCACCGCGCCCGTTTTCAGATCGCGAACACCGCCGATACCTTCGACGTGTCGCCGGACTCTACATCTTCGGAGTGCAAGAACACAACGTCGTCCGACTCCTGCTTGAGGATGGCATCGGGTTCACACCCAATCGCAACCGTGTAGAGGTGGCCGCCGCGCCCCTTGATGCGCTTGATCTGCGCCGCCTGAGCTTCGTAGTCGCCAGACTGGCCATCGGTCACGAGGATCACATCGGCGCGCTTCCACGGACCTTCGTTGCGCTCCATGACGTTGGCGCACTCGGTGAGGGCAGCACCGATGGACGTACCGCCACCGGTGAAGTACGTCACCGCGTCGGCGATGGCCTTGAGGTCGATCTTGCGCGCATCGGGGAACGCGTCGACGCGCGTAACGCGGCCGTCGAAGTGCACCAGGTACACGGCTCGGTTCTGACGTGCGGCGATCTCGAGGAGGCCGAACATCACCGCCTTGGACCATTCATCGGGTGCACCCGACATCGAGCCAGACTCGTCGACGGCGAGGATGATGGGGCCCTCGGCCTTTTTCTCCTTGCCGCGCATGTCGTACTGCAAGGCCGCCCGCTCGCCGAGTTTGCGGAACAACAGCGCCTCGGTGGTGTCGTCGGACAGCATGCCGATCTCGACGGGCAGGAGCCGGGTGATGTTGTCGCCCTGCGTGACGTCGCAGATCTCCTCGTGGCCGATCTTGGCCTTGGTCCGCTGCTTGTACACCGCGGCGGCCTTCATCCGGCCGGCCAGCGCGGCAACCCGGCGCAGCTTGGCGTTCTTGAGGAGCTCGTTACGAAGCTGCGCCGGTGGAACCGATGTACGGGAAGCGAGGCCGGTGCCATCGCCGCCGCACATACCGGCCATCGCGGAATCCATCTCGTCGATGGCCTTCTGGGCCGCGATCGCTCCACCGCGCATGGCGGACCGAATCGATGCCTGCTTGATGGCGAGGTGCTTGGTGGCAGCACCAACCGCCTGCATCGCCGACTGGTGGGCCTTCTGGAGCGACGCCATCCGGCGCAAATGCTGTGGCGTGGTCTTGCCGGCGTCCATGAGCGACTTCACGAGCTCGAGCTCGTCGGCGATCTTCTGGGGGTCCTCCGCGGGTGGCGTGACCTGTTCGGCGAGAACCTTGAGTGCTTCGCCGGCCGCGATCCCGCATGCCCATGCGTCGCGTTGCGCGCGTTGCTGGAGTGCGCGCCATTCGGGCAGCGCCTCGGCGGTCTCATGTAGCTTCTCGACCCATTCCGAACCGTCGGGACGGTTCTCCGGTTTCAGCTCCTTGTGGGTCACGGAGCCGTACAGCTTGGAGAACACTTCGCGGGCGAAACCGGCCCATGCGGATCCGGGATGACGTTCGAGGGCATCTCCGAACGAGCCGCCCGCGGCGGCTTCGCCAGCGGCCACGTACCGATCCCACTTCGGTACCGGGATGGTCGCATCGGCGCCGTTCTTGAGTTCGGCGACCACATCGGTTTTTTTTAACGGGGTCTTGGGTTGCGCGTTGGTCATGTGGGCCTTTCGTGCCGGTAGAAACCCGGCCGGATGGTAATATCATCTACGGACGTACGACGTCAACACGTTGTGTGTACAGATTCGTGGAGCTGACGGGGATCGAACCCGCCGAACCGGTTCTCACGCTGCGCTTGAGGGGGAGCGTAGGGGTCACCGGCGAGGCCCTCGTTTGCCTCACGCCCCAGGGGCCACGGCTTGCCCGTGGTGCGATGCCTTGGATGTCTCCGAGCATCGGTCCGGGATTCAGAGACCGAGGGCCTTGGCGGCCTGCTCGCGCAGGGTTTTGTACTTGCGGTCGAGCTCCGCACCGATGGCGTCGATCTTCGTCTTGATGGCGGGCTTCGCGGCCTTCCCCAGCTGAGCGATCTTCTCCTGGGCCTTCTTCATCTCGCGAGTCACGCCCGTCACGCGCTGCGCGAACTCGGGGGTGTCGGTTGCCGGCAGCTCCTGCATCAACCCGGCGATCGCATCAAACGCTTCCTGGGCCTCGGCAAGCTCGGCCGACGCATACCGCGCGACCTTTTGGGAGATCACCGACTGCTGGTCGGGGAGGTCCCACAGCACATGAGCCAGGATCGGGAACACGTCGGGGGTGACCTCGGCCGCGCCCTCGAGCCATGCGGTCGCCCGGAGGATCTTGGCGGCCTTGCGCCACCGACGATCCGACACGGCGCAACCGGCACCATTCAGCTCCGCGCGGAGCTTGAACAACTCCTCGACGGTGGCAGTCGGGATCACGACCTGGGCGGCCTCGACCTGTGCCGCTGCAAGCTCGGTCAGATCGAGCGTCGTCGTGATGGTCGGCTCATCGCCGATGAGGAGCCGCTCGAACGAGTCCTGAGTCCGGGTGTACCCCGTCCAGAAGCGGAGCAAGAACCGGTCAAACAACGCGGCAAGCTCCGGGCCTTCCGGGAGCTCATTGGATGCCCCAACAAGGGTCTCGAGGGGGGTCGGCGTGCGCGCGCCGTCGTTGTCGAACGCGCGCTCGTTGAGGATAGTGAGCAGCGAGTTGAGGATGGCAGAGTTCGCCTTGAAGATCTCATCCAAGAACCCGACGTGGGCCTCTGGCAGCTTGGCCGTGGTGACGCGTCGGAACTTGTCCTCCTTCATGCCGGACAGCGACACGGCGCCGAACACCTCCTCGGGAACGGAGAACCGGGTGAGCAGCCGCTCGAAGTACTCCCCGCCTTGGATGGCCTTGCACACGGTCTGCGCCAGCGCGGATTTCCCGGTTCCGGCCGGGCCAAGGAGCAACACGTGCTCCCGGGCGACCAGCGCGATCATCAACCCGCGGATCTCGCGCTCGCGCTCGGCGAACGTGGCGTTGAGCTCGGTCTCGATGTCGTGCAGCTTCTGGCGCGCGGTCGCGGCGATGGGATCCATCAACCTGACGGTGGCCGGAGCGGTATCGGTGGCGCGGGTCTTGGGGGCGGTGGTCTTGTTCGGCGTCATGGTCGGCATGGTCGGTCGTCTTTCCGTTGATGTACGTGCGTTGGATGTACGTTGTAGACCGGGCGATCGCGATCGGTCAAGCCCGGGTTCGGGTTTTTTTACGCAGCCGCCGCGGCATCCTCGGAGCCAAGCACCGAATCCCGGAACGAATTCCGAGCCTCGGTGATGACCTGGCGCAGCCCCGCGACTTGGTCACCGAGGATGTCGGCATACAGTCCGGCCTGGCCGTCGAGATCGTGGAACCGCTTGATACGGGCGTTGATGGATCGCGCCGTGAGTTCGTCGCCCTTGGACGACGCGAATGCCTTGCACTCTTCGACGAGCACACAGACCTTGTCAAGAAACGCAGCGCGAGCATCGCGCCGTGACTGCACGAGGTTCGCGTCGTTGGTCGCGATGGACCATGCCGCGATCTCGACCTTCGCGTGGTCAGCCATGAACTGCTTGAGATCGCCGAGGCGTGCGAGGTTCGCGGCCGGCACGAAGTACACCCCGGGACGGAGCGACAACCCACCGAGGAGCTGGATGGCCTTCATTAGGGCCTCGGAGCATTCCTGCGTGCGGATGTTACCAAGGATGTCGTGGTACTCGGCCACCATGTCGGCGATCACCGCATCGCGGGCGTCGTCTTGATCCACGTCCGAGGCCGTGACAGTCTGTGGAATCGGGGCGTGCTGGTTGCGATCGACCATGACGCGGGCCTCTTCCAGGTACCGAACCCGGCCGTCTTCGCCGAACCCCGATGCGACGTCGCGGCGCATCAGCACAGCGTAGACCGCATGGGTGTTCTTCTCCTTGAGCTGGATCTTGGCAGGCTGCACGTCCTTGCCTTGCCGACGCGACGCCACCCCGGCCGCCATGTTGAGGCACGCCTCGGCCTTGGGGTCGCGCCCGACCGCCTCGCCGAGCCCCATGCGCTCGAACTCCGAGCGAAACGTGGACCGCGGGATCCGCACGTCGCTGATGCCGCTCCAGTACACGAGCGCCCCGAGGGGCTTGGTGCCGGTGGCGAGATGGGACTTGAGGTCAGAGAGATTGTTGATGCTGGGGGTCATGGTCGGTCGTCCTTTCAGTACGTGATGTCGGGATTGATGTTCATCGCGCGATCCCACGCCGCCTCGTCGATCCCGTCCTCGTTGTCATCGAGCCGGAAGCGCGGCTTGCGGGTTCCGCGGGCCGTCAGTGCGAGGCTCGGGCCGGTACGCTTCGCGCCGCATTTCATACACGTGCCGTCGGTGATGTTGTGTTGGCCGGGTTTACACATGGGCGATTATCCGTTCTCGATGCAGGTTGCGACGTCGGCGAGCGCGGCTACGAGCTCGACCATCCGCCGCGCTGACCACGTGTTCATGGGCTCGGTCTTGTGCACCGTGACGGTCGCGACGAACCCGGCCACCGTGACGCCCTTGGTCGACATGTAGACGGTCAGCGATGCGACCGCGCGGGCCGTGTCGCCGCGGCTCGCGCACGTGAGCGCGAAGTCCACGCGGGCGTTTCCCATGTTGCCCAGCGTCGTGGCGAACTGGTCGGGGATGGTGATCATCACCGCTCCGGTGGGCAGGAGCATGGTGGCCAGCATGGCGGTGATCGCGGTGATGGCTTCGATGGTGCGTTCGGGGGTCATGGGGGTCATGGTCGGTCCTCGGTGGTTGGCGGTGGTGGTTGGCGGTGGTGTGGGGTTAGTCGCGGGCCCACTCGTCGGGATCGAGTTCGGCGACCCACGGCGTCGTGGTGTCCAGCTTCGGCTTCCCGTAGACCTCGTCCGCAGCGCAGCGCTCGCAGCACGAGGCGATGTGACGTCCCAAGCCACACCGTTCGTCGCCGTTGCATTCCTGCGCGAATTCCTTGAGCTCCGCGGCGGTGTACACACGCTTGCACACCGAGCACGCCGGCCTGGCGCCGGCCGCCGCGTGGACGAAGGGGCAGGCTACCGGGGCCAGCACCGGGGCGATGGTGCGGGGAGCGGCAACGATGATCCGGCGTCGGGGCCGGCCGTTTGCGTTCGTGTCCATGCATCGTGTGTACAACGTACATCCGTCCTCAACAAGCCGTTCTTGAAACTATTCCACAACCACCCTTGCCGCCAGCAATTCCCCGATCCGCCCGATCCAGGACATGGCATGCCCCTTTGTCACCGCCCATGGGGTTGGGACGTTGACCCGGATGGCTTATCCATCACCCGGTTATGGATCCCCATGTACCGATGGGGAACGGCCGACGGGAGGCCCCGTCGGACTGCACCGCGATTCAGCCCGCCGTAGGGGTTGGACGGTCCGCGATGGACTGCCCCGAGGTCGGCGTACGACAAGCCGACGAGCTGTAGCGCGTATGTCGCCCCGATGCACGAGTCCAGGGGCGTGCCAGCCCCCCTCGCCAAGAAATGACCACGTGGAGGCGCCGGTCAACCAGACCGGAACGGGTGACGCTGGGGACGTCGACTGATGCCTCGGCTCGATGCACGTCGCCGCCGGATGGTTCCGGTTGCAGACGGGTCGCTATGAACAGGCATGCGCTCATTGGCGGGAGCATCGGCGAGCGTAAGTGCCTGTTTACCCTCGTGTCAATGGTACATTCGCAACTTCATTGCCCGATAAGCAGAACGCCACATCGGGACTGATGTGGCGTTCGGTGGTCGACTCCCGCCAAGAAGCGACCTGACTACTCGACTGTGCGCACGATGGCCGGACAAGTCAATCCGTCTCGGCCGAAAACCATCAAGCCCCGCCAGAGAATCCGCCGGGGCTCGAGGGCCGTGGCTGCCGACCGACCAGGGTTTACAGCCGCGACATCGCAACCATGCCTGCCTCACCTGCCAACGTCAAGCGGTCAGTATCGAATCCCGATGCGCGACGCGTCCCACGACTCGGGAATCGGTGAGCCATCGTCGAGCCGGAACCCGGGGCCGCCGTCGGTGAGCGCGAGCTCGGCCATCATCGGGATGGCAACGCCCTTCCAGATCGCCGAGCCCGGGTCGTTCTTGCGATCGGCGCTCGACTGACGATGCGCAACCAGCGCGTGGAGCCGGCCGCCGTGATGCGCGATCTCGGAGTTGATCCACCGGATGGCGTCGGTGAGCGCGGCGAGCTGGTCGGCGGTGGGCAGCATCTCGACCTCGCGGATCGGCGTCGTCGGGTCGTCCCACACGGTCTTCGGATCACCCTCGATACCGGCGAACAGCCCATCGACTTCGATCGAGATGGTCTGCGCGTTCCATCCGTTGGCCGCCGCTACCACGGTATCGAGCGAGTGCAGCCACACGATCTTGCCGGATCGCGTGATGCCGAGGTGCGCTCCCACGGTGTCCCATCGCTCCACACGTTCGCCGAGCACGCAGGCGGTCTGGTGCAGACAGATCCCCGTGGTCTTCTCCCATGGCCGCGTGTAGACCTTCCATTCGCGCTTGGGGCCGTGAGCTTGCGCGGCGAAAGCCCGGCGATCGATCAGGCCGGCCGGCAGCTCGAGGATCGCCGCGATCGGTCGCGTGTTCCGCGTCGACAGCAACGGCTTGATCTCTTCGTGCTCGACGGCCGCGGCCGGCTTTCCAGGGATCGACAACACGCCCGGCGACGTCTTCGGCTGGAAAAACGAGAGCAGCTCGAGGATCCATCGCAGCTTCGAGATGACCTCGTCATCACGTGTCGAGGGGGTCAAAGCTACGAAGGTCGACACGAGACCCCAAAGCGCGATCAGCACGGCGGTAATGTTCGGCAGGGTGATTGACATATCGCGGAGACTACTACAGCAACCGGAATCCCACTACTCGACATTTCAGTTGTGCGCCAGCATTCGTGACTTGCGTCAACAAACCATTGGGCAGGACGATGATTATCCCGGTGGCGTCCCGAGTCTCGATTTTGAAACTAAGTGTTCCTGCACTCGACACCAGGAATCCCGACGACAGGAATGCACGTAGGCTTTGGTAAGCCTCCTGGATAAGGGGGTTGAGTAGGATGTTGCCATACGTTCGCGCATCCGCGGCGATCGCCGCGCCCTCCGGTGTCGGCGTAACGAGGAGGAGGCCGTTCACGCCGCCCGCGGTCTGGGATGGCGTCTTGGTCTTCATGCCGAACTGGAGGTCGACTTGGTTGACCAAGTTGATCGGCAGCAATTGGGCCGTGGTCACAGTCGCGACCTGTACGGCCCCCAGCGTAGATGGATCGACAACGTGCGTAGTCTGGGGGCTTTCGATTGAAGCCTGGCCATCGGCTGAGATCGTGATCGGCTCCCAGCTGGTACCGCTGGTAGACCGCAAGAGGACGGCAACGCACACCGCCGTGCCGATCGCGATGTTGGTTCCACCGAACGGCGCGACGCAGCCGAGCGCGATGCTGTTACGGCCGTCGAGCCTTGGCGCAGTAGCCGAGATCAAGACCACGCAGTTGGACACGATCGGCTCGTCGGGGTCGTTGCGCGCGGCCTGGAGTGCATTGCCGCATTGACCACCGATCGGCGACGGCGCCAGGTATACGTAGTGCCAGACCCCCAAGGTCGGCGAGGCGCCGCCGGCCACCAGCGCATTGAGGCTTGTCTCCGCATCGACGGTGTGGGCATGGAGCATCACGCCATCGACGATCGCGGTGAGATCAAAGGTCCCGAAGTTGTTGGTAGGCGACGTGATCGAGCTCCTGGCCGCGAAGCGCCGTGAAAGCACACGCGTGACACCATGGCTGCTGCCATCCTCTTCGTTCTCGGTGCGGTCGAACGCGACCTGACTCGAGGCGCGGAGGTCGACAACCAATCCAGTAACCGGAAGCGTCGTGCCAGTCGTCGGGATCACGAATCCGTAGAGCGGAACCCATCCGGCAGTCGGCGCAGGGATTGCCGAGCCGGTTCCGGTGATCACCTGAAACACCAGGCGCTTGAGCTTGCGCTTGAGAACGCTCTGCGGTGCATAGGTCCGAGTCACCGGCACGGTGAGGATGTCTCGGACCTCGTTGACGTCGGTGTTCTCGATCCGGCACTGCAATAGGTGCCAGAGGTTATCCGCCGCCGGCAGCGCGACTGCCGTGGTGACAAGGTTGAGGCCAACGCGATAGGTCGAGTCGTCCACCCCCGGAGCTTCCAGCCCAAAATTGGCCGCCACGACTCCGACATTGATCGTGAGCTGGCGAGGCCCTGCGGTGATTGACCCGATGTCCAATCCCCACACGCGAGTCCGTGAGGTCATCTTGAACAAGTCGAAGTCGTTCGCGCCGATCCCTTGGCTCCCCAAGAACGTCGGCGACCCGAACAGCGCGCGCATGGCCTCGGCAACCGAGCGACCGAACAAGGTATCCCGGAGCTGCTCATCGGCCGCAAGCGCGCGCTCAAGGGCGTTGGTGAACGTCGTGTCGAATGATGTGCTCATGGACGGGGGTCTTTCATGGGACTGGCGGCTCGATCGCAACGGCCCACGGAACACCCGCGCCCTTGGAGCCGATGATCGTGGTGGTCAGCGCGGAGAGGACGGCCGTGAGACCAGGTTCCGGTGGCAAGAGGAGACCATTGATCACGACGATGAACCCGATCGAGCCGGGGCCCGCACCGAGCCCGCCCACGTAGAAGGTGCGCTCACGGTATGCGAACGGGTCGGAGAACGCGGAGTCCACGACGTGGCTCCCATCATCGAAAAAGAAGCCGACGTCTTGCTCGAAGACCTCGATGAACTGGAATGGGATCCCGAGAGGCTCAAGGACGACCTGGATTGCCCGGATCAACGCGTTCGGCGTGACGGATTCCGGTAGGACCGCGACCCGGCCGCGGAAGTCTTCATCGCTCTCACCGACGGCCCGACCGATTTCCGTACGCTCGCGCGCAAGCATATCGAGCTCGGCGCTGCGTCCGTTGATGGTGCCGTCGCGGAACACGATCCGTGCATCAAGGACGGTCTGGAAGTCGACCACCTCACCAGTCCCGGCCCCTTGCGTGACGAGGGAGCTATCGGCGTGGTCGATCTGCGCCGTGGTCGGCGAGCTCACGAACAACCGCCGCGCGAATGCCCCCCGGTTCGGCCCACTGGTGAATCGCCACAGCATCCCGTTCATCGTCGGGAGCAACCGATCACCGTTGGCGATATCCACGGTGAGCAGGTCGGTGCCGCTGTTGAAGCTCGTCACGGCGAACGTCCCACCACGCTTGTCCGGGAACTTGCCCTCGGTCCCGGGCGGAACGTTGCCTTGAAACCCGGGGCGTGAACATCGGACATCAACCAGCGTGGGGCCTTCGCTCCCCGAAGGGATAGTCACATCGCCGACAACCTCGAACACCGGAGCATCTTCGTCCTCACCGTTGACGCCGAAGAACTGCGCGATGATCTGATCGCCGTCGTCCAATGGCAGAGGTCCGCCGACCACGATCCCGCGGAAAATCTCGACCTGGCCAGTCGCCACCACCGCACCAGAAGCCGGGGGTGCGAGCTGCGAGCTGTGAGGCTTCAAGAAGAGGGCTTGGGTGCTGGTCAGCACCGCCGTGGATGCGCGCGCAAGGACCGCGGCGAGCCCGGAGATTGGATCGAGCCCACGGCCGGAGTTCTCGACCTCGAGCGGCTCGGTGTAACCAGGATCCATGTCGCGACGCCACACCGCAAGCAAATCGTCCTTGGTGAGCCCGGCGCTCATGTGTTGGTCACCAGATCGGAGGAGGTTCGCAGAACTTGGCCGGTACCTGGCAACGGGATGATGTCTCCGGCCGGTACCGTTACCCCGTTGTCAGGCACCACGACACCATCCACCGAGCGTGCAATCTCGAACAACATCGACCGTCGTAGAGGCTCTTGCGGTGCGAGCTGATTCACGCGCGCCACCGTGGTTTGACGGACCTGGTCGAACGCGATGATCGTGTCGATCCCCGTCTCGAATCCGAGGTGATACACGATGGTCTGAAACACCGGGGTACCACCGACAACAATCACCGGGATCCCACCCGCGCGGAATTCTCGGAGTGCCGTGGTGACCTCGGCGATGAGCGCGTTGTTGGCTTGCCCGTTCGCGTCGGCGATGAACAAGAAGACCCGGCCGGTGAGCACGCCCAGACTATCGAGGTCTTCGATCGCCGATGCCTGGCGGATGCCAGGAACGGTCTTGGCGCCGAATTCGATCGCCGGAAGCGTCCCCTTAGCGAGCGAAAGCAAGTACGCGCGCGCGCGCGCGCGATACGCGGTATCGGTCTCCGTGGTGTCACCACCAGCCGCTGTCTCGACGTTGGTGATCGTCAAGGTGTTGTCGGGGGGCGTCGTGACGAACTGTGTGATGGTGTTGGGTCCGACGTTGCCGGCCGTGCCGGCGTTCGCGGCCTTGGCGAGCACCGTCACGGGCCCGACCGAAGTCCCCGAGAATACCGCATCAGCTTGTGTATCGAACTGGATACCCCCTGGCGTCGTGATCCTAGATCCCGAGGCGTATGTGAACCCACCAAACACGCCCGAGGGTCGGGCGAGGGTCATGGTCACGCGCGACGCGGCGGCTTTCTTGCGCGGCACCTTCTCGCCATAGCGATCGGAGACCCAGCGATCAAGTGCGTCTCCTTGCGAACCATCGAGCGTCAGGTCTTTGGTGGAGCGTCCGAGCTGGCGCATGACCTCCTCTGCCATCGCCGAACCACCCGCTCCGATCAGGTTGACATCGGAACCGGGCGTGAAGATTTCGCTGGCGGTGATCTGTTGCCCCGTGGACCGCGCGCGTGCACGCGTCAAGATCTCGTCGGCGTAGACGTTGAAGAGGTCGGTGCGCGACGGAAGATCAGGCATGGGTCACTCCGCGGTGAAGTCTAGCGCTCCTTCGAGCTCAAAGGAACCGTTGTCGTCTTGGACACGGAGCTTGAGGGCCACGATCCCCGGTCGGAGTTCATCCACCGTGGCGCGGGCTGCGACAACCCCGGGCTCCTGCTTGACCTGGAGCTCGACGTCGAGCTTGAGCCGGCGCAGCGTCGTCGGCGTGAATAGCTTCTTGGCCGGGGGCTGTAGGCCATAGCCAGGAAGATGAAAGAACGCGGACTTCATCGTCGCCAGCCGCCGGAAGATCCGCTTGCGGAGGTATGCGCGGCCGTGATCGTTGGCGAGGTCGCCAGCATCGGTCACCGAGAACGTGCCCAGCGCCTCCCCGGCCGAGTCCCGTTCGGTCTGTGGGTTCGCCAGGTCAACGCGCGGGAATGTCGGCCGGGCCTGCGTGACTGCGTTGACTTCGGCGCCGAATGCGATCAGCGAGAGTGTGATGCCCTCTTCTCCGAGGCTTGCGTCGAACTGAAACACGTTCTCATCAACCACCCCCAGGATCTTGAGTGTGCTAGGCAGCACGAACCGGATCAGGTGACCGGCCACAGCTGTGATCGTGGACTCCATCTCCAAGGTGGTCTCACCGTCAATGAACGAATATTTGATCACCGGGGTAGCCGGATTCGAGCTGAGGATCTCGACGCCATTGATCCCGGGTTTCGTAGGTCCATCCGTCCTGACAAGCTCCAAGGTTGCGGCTTCACCAGCCGATCCAGGAACCAGGACTTCGGCTACGAAGTTGAGCCCGCCTGGTCCCGGCCCTGTCACGGCAAAGGCATCGGCCCCCGCGCGCGCGCCGTTGTAGATCGGCGTCGGGACCACGCCACTCAGCACGATGTTGTCGGCGCTGATTGTCACCTTGCTTCCCGGTGGGAGGGTGCCATCGAAGAAGATCACGACCTCGGAGGCGACGTCTCCTGGTTGGATGTACTGGATGGCCGGCAGACCAGGCGAGCCGCCGATCGTGTAGTTGGCAGGATTGAGCGCGTCCTTCAAACCCTTGGGATTGAATTGCAGGACATCGGCCGGCGTGATCACGCCGAACACGTTGAACGCGAACTTGACCTTCACCGAGTTCAAGGTCAGCTGGTCGATGCTGGTGAGCGTGAAGTCGAGGAAGTCGAATCCGAGAGGACCGATGAGCCCGAATGCCACCGACCCAACACCAAGGCACCCAACCGATACGGCACACGGCAACAGCGTTGTGGGAGCTCCAGCAGCAGCGATTGCCCCAACCGTGAGACTTCCAGCTTGAAGGAACCATGAGACGTCGAGGCGCTGTCCAGCAATGAATGTGATGTTGCCAGTGGCGATGAATGGCCCCGCTGGCTTTCCGGCTAGGAGCCGGATGGTCCCTGGGCCAGTAGCCTGGAGCTTGATCACGAGTAGCTGAGCTGGGGTACCGGTATCGAACGACGCCAACACGAACTCATTGGGGACTACGACATCGGTTGATGCGAAATCTGGTGTGAATGAGAACCGGATGGCCCGCGGGCCACCGGTAGCGGCAAGGAATGCCGTTGTCAGCTGGCCGGCAATGAACGACTCGGCTGCACGGATCCCGGTCACGAGGATTGGCTGCGATGGGAACCTGGCATCAGACGCCATCCCGATTCCTGCCTCGACACATGCCCCCCATACCAGCATCGGTGGATCGTCGCTTTGGAAGAACAAGGTCTTGTTCGCGGCGATGCTGAGCGAGACGCCTTTGCAACGCGCACGCGTCCAGAGGACCGTATCGATGATGAAGTCATCGGCACCGTCAGGATTGCCGTTCACGATCAGGATCGTGCCAATCGCTGTGGTCAAGCCAACGGTGTTGTAGATCTTGGCGTAGATGGAGCCCGACACCACGACAGCAATCGACCCCGTCGAGAACAACTCGCTGACTGAGTCACCACCAGAATCCATGCCACCGATGGTGTCCGTCTCGCCGGTCGGCACCTCTGCTACCACCTCTTGGTTAGCCGGGACGTGTAGAGGCTCGGGGGCAAAATTCTCTCTCGCCCCTTCCATCCACATCCAGTTCTGGGCGAGTGCACCACGCTGGATCACACGTCGGATGTTGGGGCCGACCTCGACCACCAGGCCATCATCACGGGTGTACCAAGCGCTAGTCGACCTCGCGAACACGCCGTCGCTCCGATAGTCGAATGGGTAAACGTTCATCTCACACTCCCATGATGGTCGCCGACAGGTACTGCTGACGAGCCAGCTTGAGCTTGTCCAGCGCAGTTTGCAACGCGGTGGCTGCCAGGCCGAACGTCGCAACCGCCACGCACCCGAATGGTCCCGGTGGCGCGACGGTGTTCACTAGGAAGATCCCAAAGGCATCGGCGAAGTCGTTGATGGCATCAGCCAGATCGGTACCACGCGGGAATGGCTGGTCGGCGTCCTTCGCGCCCAAGACCATCTGTCCGGTCAGCCGGACATTCGCATACTCCGCATCGAAATCGTCATCGGGGAACGCGAAGACATGCGTGTGTGACGCGAACTCCTCATCGATCGTCGTCCCGTTGACCGTGGTGGGTGCCTTGCATTCGGTGTCGTTGAGTTGCCCGAGGATTACGCAGTCATCGTTGGTGTCGCCGCCGGGAATGGCCACGAACACGAGGCAACCTTGGTTCGGCGGGTTGTACTGGCCCTTGCCATGTGCCGCACCATGGCTGGCGACTCGGCACAGGACCGGCCCGTCACCATCCAGCGGTCCGCCAACGATGGTCACATCAACGAGCCATCCGAGCTCGGTGTCCCATACGGTGGCATCCGGGTCTTCATCAACGCGCGCGAGCGCGACCCATGTCCTGGTATCGATACCAGGCATCTTGAGGCCGGCCGCGACACGCGACATGTCGACGCGTGAACGTGTCCGGTACCGTGTCCGAGGCTTGCCGTCGCGCTTCATGCCGGGCCATCCTCTCGCACCGTGATGTAGTTGATGAACCCGCATCCGATCTTGATTCCTTCGGAGCTATCAAAGTCGATGCGGAGGTCTTGGATCCGAAACACGGACTGGAACCCATTGGCATCCTGGAGCGCCGCGAATCGAGCGGCGACCGAGTCATCCCATCCGAGTGAGGCCAGGTACTGCTTGCGTCGTGCGCGTGTGAATGCTTGGAGGTCGGCGAGAGTAGAGATGGGGCCGTCTTCGCTGGTCGCGGCGACGATCAAAACCTCCACCGGATCGGCCGGCCGTGCATCAAGCAAGTCGACCTCAAACGGATCATGGCCGAACGTACTCACCTCATACGTCGAAAACTGGCCCTCGATCTCCTGGCGCCCGATCTGCTCGAACGCGTTGCGCGCGATGCGTTCGAGCACCTTGGTGTCCGTGACTCCAGACACCGTCTTGGTACGGATCGACTCGGTGGGGTTGGCTCCCGATGGTGTGATTTCATTGGCGCGTAGCGGTGAAGGTGGATTGGTGACGCCGAGAATTCCAGAGGCGCGCTCACCGCGTCGTACGGGGTAGCGCGCCCACCGGGTGCGGCCGATGGACTGGTCATAACATCGCACCTCGATCGTGGGCACCTTGATCCCGGCGAGTCGGCGAGTGAACTCGAGGGAATCAAGATTTTTCCCGTACACCATGCGGAGGGCATCGCTCGTCGAGTACAGTGTCCGGGCTTCGGACACCACGACCTCGAAGTCTTTGACCAGCGGAATCATCCCGACAGCGGCGCAGACATCGGTGATGTGATCCCACAACGTCATCTCTTCATCGCCACGGCGGCTTCGCCGAGCGACCTTGCCGCGGCGAGGCCGCCGACGATGCGGGGCTGCGCCAGAAGGAACCGGTGGCTGGCCGTCACCTGCGTATCGGACCACGACACCCGACGTCGTAGGGCTCACGGTATCGAGCAGCTCCTGGATCCCTTCATCCAGCGGTAGGGACAGGTCGATGCTGTCACCCGGGTTGAGCTTGAGATCGCGGAGTGGAGCTGACATGTCACGCCCTTCAAGCGTGATCACGTCTCCGTCTCCGCTATACTTCACGGTCCATTCGTCGACGAAGCCAACGATGCGCGTGGCACCGTAGATCGAGCCATCTGCTTGATCACCGATCGTCGAGACCAAGGAGCCATCGCCGCGTGTTTGGCCGAGCTCGAGGCCCTGGTATGCTTGCTCCGGCGGGATCACGCCGATCATCAGCTCCACACCACACGATCGGATCGAACGTGGATCGAACGGCGCATCGGTGTAGTTCATGGTGATCGAAAACGTGTTCGGGGCGTTGAGGCCGGCACGCTCGATCGACGCGTTTACCGGGATGATCGAGCCGATCACCGTGAGGTCATCCGCTGCACCCGCTACCGCGTCCGGCCGTATCCCTCCGGTCTTGAGCTTGACCCGGATGAGAGCCCCGGAGCGGATCCGCTCGCGCTCACGGAGCAACGCCTGGCGCTTGGTGGCGTAGTCCTCGGCTGCAAGATGCGGTCGCTGATGCGCGAGGGCGCGGAGCTGCTGCTCGTTGCGTGTGAGGAGCGTGGCGACCTCCTGGCTTGAAGCTGGCCGCGGAGGCAGAGGTGGCGGTTTCGAGGCAGCTGGCGCATCACGCGCACCACTGGTGCCTTGTGGTGGAAGACGTTGCTGGAGGGCCGCGGTGTTCGCGTACTCCTCGGTTCGGAGCACAAGTCGGACGCGGGCGCTTGGATGGAAGACGCTCACCGCGCCACCACGCCCTGACCGGACTGGCGCGGGATCACGATGCGGCTACCGGTCGGCGCCGTCGAACCCACCAAGCCGTTGGCGTCGGCGATCACCGGCCAGGAGTCCGCATCGCCGTAGTACCGCAAGGCCAGCGCGCGCAGCGACGTGTTCTCCACGAGGGTGATCACAGCGATCGCCCCCGGGACCACACGCTCGGCAACGGCGCTCGATGATCGCCGCGATTCCGCCTGGACCTTGCGTGCCTGCGAGCTGGCATCACGACGCCAGACCTCGGCCTCGAGCGCCTGCGAGACGTTGTCGACGGGCAAAAGGTTGTAGTACGGCAAGTCGCTGATCTCGCCGGTTCGGAACACCTCGGCGGCTTGAACCACACGCTCGGCCAAGGTCTGCACGTTCTGGATATCGGAGATCGTCGCGATCGCTTTGGTCTGTAGATCGGCAAGCGCCTCCGTGAACGCCGCGCCAGCCGCCCGGACATCGGCGATCTTGGCGAGGAGTCCCGTCGCCTGATCGGGTAGGATCGTCGTCGGCATCTCGGAGGAGATGATGTCGAGATCGTCAAGCACTCGACGCATCGCCGAGGTCGTGTCGAGTGCCACCGCCGCGCGACGCGCCGGCTCCTCGCCATCCTGCGACCACACGAAGGTGAGCTTCCATTCGATGTCTTCGACCCGATCGTAGGTCGGCGTGAATCCACCAATGATCCCGCGCCGAACTTCGGGCCCCCAGCGAACCTCGACAGTTTGCCCAGCATCGTGGAGGCGCTTGAACACCTCGCTCAGATCCTCAGCCGTGATCCGGCCGCCGTCGTTTGCGATGTCGCCGAACCCGACGAGCTCGACGCTGTGCTCGGCAGCGAGATACCTGGTCTTCCAGATTCCGGTGGGCTCCCAATCGCCGATCGACGGCCCGAGGACTTGGATGGTGGCAACACGCGAACCGGCGTACTCGCGCTTCACATGGCGCTGCATGCGAGGCGCGGCGAGCTTCTGATATGGGAGCGCGCGATTGAACAGCCGGACCTCGCGTTGTGGTCCGGTGAGCTCGGTGATGATGAATGCCTCGGCAGCCATGTGACCTCACCGCGCGAGCGGATCCGCGAACCCCGAACGAGTCCGCGAGACCGCTTCGCGTTCGAGACCTTCGCGGAACTGGACCCAGACATTATCAGGATCGGCCTCGCGGAACTCCTGTTTGACTTCGATCTTCGAGCCACGGAAGTCATTGACCGTGGACGGGCGCTCGGTCTGCAGGATCGATTTCTCGAGGGTCTGCTGCTTGGCCGCCGCGGCTGCATCGGCCGCTTTCTTGGCCGCCGCCGCATCACGGGCCTTGATGGCCGCTTCCGCGGCAGCGCGTTGCTTCGCCATCATCTCGGTGAACCATGGAGGCGGTCCGCTGCCTTGTCCGGTGGCTTTGGGGGTGCCGAGCGAGATGGGGCTGGTGAGGAAGTCCCATGCATCACCAAGAGCATCCCCCACAGCATCGAGCTTGTCGCTGATCCAGCCGATGGCACGTCGGATGATACCGACAAGCGACTCCACTTGTTCACCCAGCCACTCGAACCCGGACACCACAGCTTTCATCACCGGAATGAGCGCCTCGAAGATCGGTTGTAGAATCGCCTCGAACACCCATCGGATGATCTTTGCAGCGAGACGCAGTGGCGGCAATAGAAGGTTGTCGACCACCCACGCCATGATCCGAAATCCCATGATGAGCTGCATGAGCAGCACGCCGCCGATGACTTCCAGGATCGGCTTCACGGCCACCCATAGGTCTTTGAAGATGCTGTAGAGCTGCCCTCCGATGGACTTGAAGGTCTCGAGGAGCGGCTGGAGCATCGACATGATGGTGTCCTTGAACCGCAAGAATCCGAGGACGAGCGCCGCGATCACCGCAGCGATCGCCGCGAATGGCGCGAGCGCAGCCAGCACCGATCCGGCCAAGGCCGAGAGGCTACCGCCCAGCGCGGACATCACACCGCCCGCGCCGAGTCCCTCGAAGATCACACCGAGCATCGAGATCTTGGTGACGATCCAGGTGAATGCGCCGGCCAGCGAACCCGCCATCGACATCATCCCGCTAACCACCAATGGGGCGGCCTTGAACACGCCGAACATGAGATTGAGGATTGGGCTCACGGTGCTGAGTGCAAATGACGCGACCGAGAGCGCCATTGCGATTTTGGCACCCTCCGCGATGATGGGCTTGAGGTGCTCGAACCTCGCATAGAGCTCGGCGATCTTCGCTCGAATCGAGTCCACATGGGCCGTCACATACGAGAATGCCCGCGAAGCGTTGTTGATGACCCGATCGAACACCGCGCCTACCCGTTCGCCCAGCGTCCGCAGGTACCCCTCGATGCGGGTTCGATTGGTGAGCAAGTACGCGTTGACTTGCTCGAGGGTCTTCTTCAAGCGCTCGAACACGGCGGTTCCGAAGGCGCGCTTGAATGCGCCCATGATGTCGACGAACGTTGACGAGAGCCCTTTCCACGTTCGGCCGTACGCCTCGGCAGCTTGACCACCGATTTTGCCCATGACGTCCATGAGCTTCTTGGCGCGCTTGTCGGGCGCGAGCGCGTTCCATTGCTCGGTGGTCTCTTTGATGAGCCCCATCGATTGGAGCAATGAGAACGTCTTGACGTCGAGACCAGCTGTCCCACGAGCCATCGCGCTGATGTCACGTGATGCCTGCGCGAAATCCACGCCGAGGGCCGCCGCCGCCACCGCCGCGTTGTTGGTGGTATCGACGATCTGCTGGATCGTCAGACCCGCGTTCCTCAGAGGGCCATAGATCCCTTGGAAGACCTGCATCAGCTCAGTCGTTGTCGCGGTCGACTGAATGGCAACCCGCTCGAACACCTTGAACAGGACCTGTGCGTCCTCGGTGGCCTTCGCAAACGAGACCTTCTCGACAGCCGAGTACACCGTCGCAAGCGACGCGGTGAGCCCCTCGGTCTCGGCGCTCGCAGCAAGCACCCCGGATGCGAATGACTTGACGCCACGGACGATCGCCGAGATCCCGAAGTACGCCGCGCCGAAAGCCAGGGCCTTGGTGACGAGACCGCCGAACCCGAAGTTGATCTTCTGGACGGCGCCCTTCAACCCGTCCAGCTTCTTGATGATCCCATCCAGGCCCTTGACGGCTTGTTGAGCTCCAAGTTCTAGCTTGGCGAGTACGTTGTAGCTTTCGGTCGCCATGTCCTAGTCTCGTTTCGAGTTCTCTTGTTGGATGAGTCGTCCGATTGCTGCGCAGTAATCTAGTGCGTCGGCAGAGTCGAGTTCACACAAGGCTTCGGTCAGGGTTGCCCCCCCGTATCGGGTCATGAACGCCACGCGGGCCCATACATCATCACGAGCTCGTTCCAGGTCTCCGAGGTCGAGAAGCTCGATGACAGCGATGCACCAGCATAGCAAGAGGAGCGGGGTTACTCCTCCGTCGTGATCCCGAGCGATTTTCCCAGGTCGGCAGCTCCAGCGCCGGTGCACTGCGTCAGGTAGCCATTGACCACGATGGCACGCCCACCGAACCCGAGGCACTCCCACACGAGATCGCGCTGGCGCGACTTCATGATCGTGCCGTTGAGCTCCTTCATCGACAGCTTGGCCATCGCGAATCCGGCGCTTGCTCCATCCGATGCCACCTTCATCGCCTCGAACTCCGCTTGCGCGCTGAGCCCCTCCAGGGTGATCACCGGATCTTCATCGAAGGTATCGGGCTCGCAGACCGTCAGCGGCACGGTCACGGTTCCCGCACGGCGGGTGATCTTCTTGGGTGCGCCGCCATCGCTCATCTTGGTGGCGAATTTGGCATCGAGTGCGGCAAGTGCGCCGGTGGATGGAGCTGCCTTCGTGGCTGGGTCGGACATGTGCATAGCCTTTCGTTGGTGACACGTTCTTCGCCGGGAGGCCCCGACATGGCCGGCGTTATGCCGCGAGGATGGCGCCGTCGTCTGCGGCGTAATCGAACGTCACCGAGACGTAGTCATCGCGGCTGGGGATCGAGATCGGGATCCCACCGAACTTCGCATCGGCGACCAGGATGCGGCGACGTTTGCCGTCGGGGAACGTCAAGGTCGACACGATCTCGAACTGCTCACCGGGAAGCCGGCGCTTCGTCGCATTATTCATGCGCTGGACGAGGTCGAGGAACTCGGCTTCGCGCACGTGGAACTCGAGCTTGCCGGACACGCCCTTGAAGATGTCGTCCTTTTGCTCGGTAGTTTGACCGAGGTATCCCTCGGAGAGTATGTCGCGGTCGAACTGGATGTCGAACGACTTGACGTCGGCCACGGACTCCTCGGTACCGTTCGCGGACACGAACGAGACGGCGGTTTCCTGGCCCTTGAGTCTGGTTCCCATGGTGTTCTCCTAGCTTGTGGTCAAGGGTGTGGATCAGGCGACCGCCACCGTGATTTGACCCTCGCCGATCTGCGTATCGACGAGGAACGAATCGAGGGACGGGAGGAGCTGGACTTGGATCTTGCGCGACGAGATGCCGCGCGCGGCGAGGTCCGGGTTGTTGTTGGTCGTGTTGGTGATGAGGAATGCCTTGATGCGCTGGCTGTCCGGCGCATCCTCGGACCGATATCCGCGCAGGAACGAGTTGAGTCGAGCATCGATCGATGCCTCGCGGGCCTCGGTCGCCAGCTTCTTCGAGAAGGGCAGGAGGATGATCGCGAAGGTGTCCTGGAGGTGGTCGGCCATCTTCCGGCGCTTCTGGGTCTTGCGGCCGTCCTCGAGCGAGGTCGTCGCCTCCGACTGGTAGCACCGCACGCCGCGCTGATCGATGCGCGGCGCACAGATCCCGGCGGCCTTGAGCGCGGTGTAGAGGGCCATGTTGAAGAACGTCCCCACGGGCTTCTCGATCCCCGTGATGAACCCCAGGAGTCCGGTGTCCTGGCCAGGATTCTCCTCGGGGTTAAGGGTCGTGTTGATGTAGGCGAGCGGTCCATCGCCGCCGACAAGAATCACGCCATCGGCGGTGAACCCGAACCCGCCGGCCGCGCCGAGCTCGGCGATCTCGGGGATGCGGACCTTCCACGCAGGCCACGTGTGGAAGTTGCGATCGCCTCGGTTGAGCGCGACGTTTGCGATCGCCGCTGCCGAGCTCGTGCCGAACGCCTCGCGCGAGTGGAACTGCCGGCCAAAGCATCCCTCGTCCGAGGCGAGGATCGCGTTCGCCAGGCCGAGCGCCGTGACTGCATCGGAGCGCCGCGCGGAGAGCGAGACGTTGGCTTGCGCCGAGACCTCGGCGGGATCTGTGGTCGCACCGAATGCGGTGAGGTACCGGGCGTCGATGGTGTTCTCGTCGAGCGCCGCCGACAGGTTGGCGATGTTGGTGACCGAGAACATGCGATTCGCCGGAACGTCGACGAGCACGACCACCGTACCGGCCACCGCCCCCGCGACGGTTCCGTTATCGTTCCCGGGCCGCACGGGGGTCTCGTAGAACGCCAGGTTGGGGGTTGTCGTCGTGCCCTCGGGGATCACGATCGACTGCATCGCCACCCATTCGAGGCCCCCAACGGTCCGCACGCGCGATCCGGCCGCGACGGTCACCGCGGGCCCGATCAAGGCGGTAATCGTGACACCGGTGGTCAACCCAAGGGCAGTTGCCATCGCGCTCGCCGTGACATTCACCGACCCCGTGCCGACGGTCGGCGAGAACACGATCACCGAGCCGTTCGATGCGACCACCGCATCGATTCCGGCGAGGGCGTTGATGAGTGCAGCGACCTCGGTGGCCGTCACCGCGCTCACGTTGGCGACGTTTCCGGTTCCGTTCGTGGTGCCTGCCGTGTGGCCGATGTTCGTGAGGGGCGTACCGCTCACGTTGCGGAGGGTAACCTTGCTCGACGTGCCGAGGATGATCCCGACGATCTGAGTTCCGGTGCCAGCCAGGATCGTGGTCGCCGCGGTGTAGCCGAGGAACCCGTTGATCCGGGCGGCAACCTGCGCCGCGGTCTGATCGGCCGCCTGGAAGGTCACGATGACCTCGGGGTTGTTATCGATGATGATACCGATCTGCTCGCCACCGACGAAGAGGGAGTTGTTGCCGGCCCCCGGCTGCGCGATCCCGACTCGCGTGGCCGCCGTCGCGTTGATGGCCACCGTGGTCACACCTGCGCCGCCATCGGGCGCCACCGTGAGCTGTTGACCAGCCACGAGGACGAATGGTCCGATGGACGTCCGCACCGATGCTAGGGGCTGGAACCGGACGGCCCCGACCGAGGTGTCCACGCGCGTGATGATCTTGCGCGGCGGCTTGAGGAACTTCCCTTTGAGGAATCCGTTACCGTTCCAGGGCTCGCCGATGTGAACCCGCGCGCTCGGGTTCTGATAGCGCAACGTGCCGTACTGGTAACCGAAGCCCCCGAACTTGAAGGCTTCATCGTCCTCGCCGAAGACTTCGGTGGGCGTGTTGAACGGCCCATCCTCGAATTCGCCGACGAGAAGCATCGTGCCGGCACCCGCGCCGGTCACCGGTGTGGTTGGCACCCCATCGACGAGGGCGATCTGCTCGATCGCGGTGAGCTGGTCGGGCGTCGGGGCGGTTCGGTAACGGCGGATGAAAGCGGTCATGATCGGGCTCCTACTCGTTCGGGTCGGTTGCCTCTACCGTCGTGCGCGGTGTGAGGAGGGTGGCGATTCGCAGGTCGACGACTGCGACGTTGCAGCGGATGATGGTCTGGAGGCGGCGCTCGTTCGGGTAGACTTGTTCTTCTTCGTCGATCTGCCGGTGATGCATCAAGGTTGCCCGAACCGGCTGCGCATAGTACCTCGGATGTCCACCGAGGAGAACCCCCGTGCGCTCCTGGCCGGGGTTGAACAGGTACGAGAGCTGTGCCTCCATCGCCTGACGATCGGCGATCGACGAGGCCCAGAAGTCGACCTGAAAATCGCATGTGGCCTCGGCCGTGCGCCACAGAACCGTCTTTGGAAAGACCGGGTCTTGTGCGTAGCCGACGAGGCAGTCAAACACGCCCAGCGATGACTCCACGGGCTGCGGATTGAACTGCTGCTCGTGAAAGGTGTCGGTGGACTCGATGATCGAGGCGCACGGGTATGGCAGCGGCGTGCTGGAGTCCGGCCATGACGGGAACACGCGCTCGAGGACGAAATCCCGATCGGTTCCACCGTTGCCGGCGACCCGGAACACCGCGCACTTGAGGTACTCGGCCACGGTTTCGGCCATGGCCACACGCGGACCGAGCACGGCCACCGTGGCCGGCATGGTGCGCCTCACCTCGTCGATATACAGCGGCTGACCGAACACACGATTGGTGATGGTCATGACCCGTCACCTAGCCGCGAACCACGGCGCTGGGGACCTACACGGCCCTTTTGCCGGGCTTGAGCCAGCGCTTCGAGCTCGCGCCCGACCTCGCGCCCTACGTACTTGCCTTGGATGAAGCGAGCCCATGCCTTCTTGAGGTAGTGGCGCGGAGCGATCCCACGCTTGGCGATCGCGTTTACGATGGCCCAGGCCCGAGATGCAGCCTCGCTCTCGTCGACAAGCTTCTTGCGCACGAGCCACTCGTAGATCTGCTGATATGGTGGTCGAAACGGCCGCGTGCCGTTCTCGATGGCCGCTGCATGGGGCGCGGTGATCGCATACCGAGCCCCCATCGCGGTCATGGTCAGGTCACGGCTATTGCGCAGCTCGCCGCGATCGACGGCCGGGTGCGGCGAGGCGTTGTCGATCTCATGGACCACGAAGCCGTCGAGTCGATGCGCGGCGGACTGGAGACCGCGCACCACCGCTGCCTGTACATCACCGCCGAGGGACGCCATACGCTTGATGAAGTCCGAGAGCGGGATATCGTAGGCTGCGCTCATCGGACACCACCGTGACGAGTGCGATCCTCGTCGGCCTTGGTGATGCGGACCTCCCAGCCCCATGCCTTGCGCTCGGGGCGGCCGACGATGACGTAGCGATCGTGTGGCGTCTTGGTTCCATCGCGCGAGTCTCCGCGGATCTCGATGAACGCCTCCTCGTCGGGGCGCAGTTCGCGCGGGAACAAGAGCAGGATGTCGTCGATCGTGTACCGCGGCGATAGCTTGCGAAGCCAGATCCCACCACGACGAACAGCGCCACCGGCGCGAAGCTCCTTATCGACGTTTCCCACCCCGACAACCTCGGGGATTGGCAAGAACGGCTGCTCGCCGATCACCACCGGATCGCCGCGATGACGCTCCCCACCGGACCACCGCACCACGACGGAGAATACCTCGTAGTAACGAAGGCCGGCATCGACCACCATCTGGCGCATCTCATCGACGAGCGGCGCCATGGACTCAACGAGCGAGCATTCGGGGCGCAGATTGCGATGGAGCGTGCTGTCGACGTTCGGTGTGACGGCGCGCGGGTTCGGATACTTCGTGGCGACGATCGGCCGCTTCAATGGATGCGGGATCGCGACTTCGATCGGCAACGGTGGCAGTTCGTCATCCGCCACGGCTCATCCGACCTTCGCATTGATACCACCCGGCACGCCGCCCATGGCGAACGTCGAGAACGGGTTGCGCTTGACTCCGAAGTCGTCCTCGAGCCGCATCGTCCAGTACTGGAGCTCCTGGCGCAGCTGCTGGGCCTCGTTT